CTCAACGAGGTTTTCGCCCGCTTCAAGGCGCTCGCCGACAAGAAACACGAGATCTTCGACGAGGATCTGCAGGCGCTGGTCACCGAAACCAGCAGCGAACACTACAACGAGGCCGTCAAACTGGTCAGCCTGCGGGTCTGCTGCGAAACCGGGGAGATCCCCAACGCGCGCATCACGCTGAATGTGGACGGCGAGGAGCAGACTGCTGAATCCACCGGCAGCGGCCCCGTCGATGCCTCCTTCAAGGCCATCGAAAGCATCGTCCACTCCAGCGTCGAGCTGCAGCTCTACTCGGTCAACAACATCACCTCGGGGACCGACTCCCAGGGCGAAGTGACGGTGCGGCTGGCCAAGAACGGCAGCATCGTCAACGGTCAGGGCGCCGATACCGACATCGTCATCGCCTCGGCCAAGGCCTATGTCAACGCGCTGAACAAGCTGATCGCCGACGAACAGCGCACCCATCCGCAACGCGGCATCATGTAACGGGGATGCCCATGCTCAGCGCAAGACAACAGCACTGTCTGCAGGGCATGGGCATCCGCCTGTGGCGGGAGCGTGGCGAGGAAACCGTGCCCGCCGAAACCCCGCAAGCGGCGGCGCCGGAGACCGAAAGAAAACCCGCGCCGCCACTTGAAGAACTGCTCGGGACGTCAACCGCCCCGGCTTCTGCCGGAGTCGCCCCGCCAGAAAAGAAGGCCGGCAGCATGAACGAAACTCGCAGCTTCCCCCTGGACAGCTGGGACCAGCTTCACGAGGGCATCGAAGCCTGCCGTAACTGCGCTCTCGGCGACAGCTGCACCCGCAAGGTGCCCGGAAAGGGCAATCACGAAGCCTCGCTGATGATCATCGGAGAAGCGCCCGGCGCCCAGGAAGACCGCCAGGGCATGCCCTTCGTCGGCCGCGCCGGCCAACTGCTCGACCGCATGCTGAAGGCCATCGACCTGAAAACCGAGGATGTCTACATCACCAACATCCTCAAGTGCCGGCCACCCAACAACCGCGACCCGCTGCCCAGCGAAGTCATGGCCTGCCAGCCCTTTCTGCAGGCACAGATCCGCCTGCTGCAGCCCAGGGTTATTCTCTCCGTGGGCCGCGTCAGCGCCCAAAACCTGCTCGGTCAGAACACCGCCCTCGGGCGGCTGCGCCAGCAGCAGCACCATCTCCCCGGCAGCGATATCCCTCTGCTCGTAACCTATCACCCGGCTTATCTGCTGCGGAACCCGGTGGAGAAGGCCAAGGTCTGGCAAGACCTGAAAAGACTGAAACATTCTCTTTCCGGATCGAACACTGAGACATGACCCGACAGCCGGGCCATATTACCGACGAAAAGGAGCAGTAAAAAGCTATAATCCCGGTCATACCATAGATTACTGCCTCGCTATTTCTTCAGAGGCACTCGCTGCCAGCAGCCGAAACACACGCACGGCTCAGTTTTTGGCATAACCAACTTGCCATATCAAGGATCGCACGATGAAACTTTCAAGACGCCTGTTCCTACTCTCACCTTTAGCCCTGGCTTACAAGCCCTCCTGGGGCGCACTGTCCTTTCCCCTGCCCCAAGGGCATTTTGTTCCGGCCAAGATGCCGATGCACCCGGTTTACCCGAGACCGGACTCTGAGACCCAGGCCCATGCTCGCCATCGCTGGGCGCATCCTGACTTTCGATACGAGATCCCAATCGGTGTCCAGGGAGGAGCTTGGCCTTTCAAGTATGAAATCATCAATGGGCCATCGGGTGCCACCATTGGCCAGCACTATGGTGACCCCGATTATGGCGTGGTCAAATGGACACCTACCAATGGAGACAGCGGCACAAAAACTTTTACTGTTCGTGTCACGGATCAAGAACTGAACACTGCCGATCTGACTTGGACTACAACTATTGATGATAATCAGTTTGTGTTTGTTGATGCCAGCGCAGCATCGACTGGTAGCGGTACGATTAGCAGCCCACTCAAAACTTTTGCAGATTGGTATAAGGGTGATGTAGACGCGACTGATGCGACTTACCACAAAAAAATTATCGTTTTCCGTGGCGGGAACTATAATGCCACCGGATCGGCTGCTAACTCAGGGAATGTTCGACTGGAGTCCGCGTATAAGACTATATCGTTTATAGGCTACCCCGATGAAGTTGTTAATATAGATTGCTCAACGGCTGTATTTTTCACTGCGGATGGTGGAATGTCAGATTTGTTCGTTGGGAATCTCCGATTCAACAACGCACGAGCAGATGTCGCCAATTCGCATTTTTGGTGGATAGGAAGCACTCCAGAGCGCGTCACCTTCTGGAATAATGTTTTCGACTCACTGGGCAATGGCACATCAGGAGGTGACAATCCTTGTGGCATTTTCATGTCCGATACTAGCACAGACAAAAATAATTTCCTTATTAAAGGTAATACTTTCCAGAACTTTACGAATGACGGCCCGAACGGCTCGTTCGTAGATATGTACCGTGTTTATTATGTACTGATTGAAGAAAATCTGATGCAAAATAGTACGCCCGAATACGGACTGTGGGCAAAAGTCACTAAGGCCTATGTAACAATCCGCGCCAACATGCTGGAGAATGTACGCGCCGGAATCAATCTATGGTATGGGGATGCCGCACCTGGTACTCCGCACGACCATGAGGTGTGTTGGAACAAGGTGACAATAGACCCGGTCTGGGGCACAAATACCAGGACTTTCTTAGTCATGGGAGACGCACCTAGTTCTATAAACTCTGGCCACTATAATACATTTATATATAGAAACTCATTTATTGATGGGGCATCGACAACACAATCCGTTGGGAATGATCCATACAATACGGATGGGAATGTCATAATGAGTAATAATCTCAGTGTGTGGCGGACGAATGAACAAGAAACAGTGATACCAAACCTCACCGGGAACATGTCATCGGGGATTGCAGATACTACGACCGGCGAACTGGTAGGGTCATACAGGACACAGTACCTCGGCACACGAGGACACGAGGTAATATGAGATGACAATAAAATTATGGGTCAATTTTGATGGGTCGTTAGTCAATAACGACTACACAACGGGTGCTACAGAGCTGCCCGCATCAACATTGCTGATGACAGCCCAGCAATTCAGCATCACCGCTCCTGGTGGAGCGTGGGGGACGCGGAATATAGCTGACCTGTGGGGCGGATCGGGATTTGATATAAACCCTGTCCCTACAGCAAACGGCGGCTCGTCATATCCGGTCAGATTCGCGATCCTCGTCGAAGACACTGGCACTGGAGCTAATCGGATAATTTTTGACCTATCACCATCGGGTGGCGATGGTGGCGTCGAGATTAAAGACAACGATGACGGGACAGCCACCGCGCGCATGTGGAACACTGCTGGGACGGAGGTATACGCCGTCACTTTCAATATCCCCGCCAGCGGTCCATATATCATTGAGGGCATACTAAACAGTGGGGCCACAAATGCCCCCGAACGGTTGCAGGTTCGGGCATGGGCATTGGGTGGTACTGCCCCAGCATTTGTGCAGACGACAGCCGATTACGCGGGCTGGACGCCAGCAACTGGAGTTGCTCAGTTGCGAGTGCGTGACGCAGCATACAACATTGGTCAGCTCATCCTCTCTGATGACGTAACCGAGGATCTGTCGGCGCTGATTGAGCAAAACGATTACTCAGCAGGTGGTGATACAACAGCCCCGACTCTGAGTAACCCGACGCTCACTGTCAACAGCAACACCGCCGTAACATTCGGCGCAACATCATCTGAGGACGGCACAGCCCATGCCGTTGTCCGCCTCGCATCCGATCCGGCGGCAACGCAGCAGGAAATCGTTGACGGCACATACGCCAATGCGGTAGCGATCCCGGCCGATGTAGCTATCACCGCAAACACTGCCTATCAATTCGCGCAGGTCACTGGGCTGACCGGAAATACAGCTTATGCTGTTGACCAAGTGGCTACAGATGCCGCAGGCAATATCAGTGCTATAAGCACGCAGACATTCACGACGCAGAGCAAAGCGCTTCGCCTCACCCTGCAAGGAGGTGCGAGCAAAACGCTCAATGTCGTGCTGTTTGACGCGGCCACCGAGGATACCAACGCGGTACTCAAGACCCTGGCGAATCAGGTAGTCTCCACTGACGGCTCGATCACACTTGACCTCAATGACACTTCCATCGCTGACGGGAGCGCGGTCGAGGGACTGGGCAAGGACGCCTCCAATGGCGATCCGTACCCGCTACAGGGCACGGTGACGGTGCAGTAAACCGTGCCGTGGAACAAGACATCAACATGGAACTCCGCGCCGGTACTGTCGTCGTGGAATAGTCAGTCCACATGGAACGCCGGCGGAACTGGAGCGAGCGGAGGCACTTGGGCCAGCACAACCTTCGCGGTCGATTATGCAAACCTTGACCCATCCAGTCCGTTTGCTGGAAATACTGAATTTTCCGCCATCGTTGCCGGAGACATCTGCTACTACCGGCCGACAACAACACCGGGCGGCAATTCCGTCTCCATGTCCGGCGATGGCGTGTTCACCCTCACGCCGCCCGCTAGTGCGGATGAGTCGTTCGAGTATTACATCCATGACATTTCAGATGGCACTGACGGGCCGATAGGCACGATAACAGTCTCGCCCGTGAGCGCCCCTGCGATAACCGCCGTCAGTTCCATCCGTGGCGCGGATATTGTCACCGATGAGGCGCAGTTCACGATTACCGGAACGGGCCTGACCGGCACGGCCAGCGTCACGGTCAATGGCGTAGCAGCAACAGCCGTCACGGTTGTCAGCGACGCCGAAGTCACCGCCACTGCGCCACATGGATTCGCGGCAGCCTACGGATCGAGCGGCAATGTCGTAGTCAACAACGGCACGGCGTCCAACGCCTACGCCGTGACCCTCATGCCACCCCAGGGCATGAACTACACCGCGTTCACGGTGGACTACGCCGGGCTTGATCCGAATAGCCCGTATGCCGGCGATACCGAGTTCAGCAACATCACGGTCGGGGCGCAGGATGTCTACGATGCGCAGACCACGCCGGACGGGATCGCAGTGTCCATGTCCGGGGACGGCGTGTTCACACTGGCCAGCCAGCCGTCCACCGCGCAGTCATTCCGCACCTTCATCTACGACCCGACCGATCAGACTGTCGGCGCGGATGTGACCGTAACGGTCGAGGCTGTCGCTACCGCCACGATCACATCGACCGGGCAGACCGCGACGGACACGCAATCGGCAACCGTGAGCGTTATCGTATCGGTCAACGCTGGCAATCAGGTTGCAGCAGAAATGCAATCGGGAGCGTTCTCGGTTCAGAGTCTGGCGACAATCACATCCAGCGGTCAGGTCGCGCAGGACAGCCAGAGCGCCGCGTTCGAGGCTGTGACAGGCATCACTGCCGGCAATCAGGCGGCTGTAGATACTCAGGCCGGTGCGTTCAGCGTAGAGACTACCCTGCAAGCGGGCAACCAGGCCGCCCAGGATAGCCAGAGCGGCGCGTTCCATGTCGCCCCGGTATCAACACTCACATCGACTGGCCAAACGGCCACAGACAGCCAGAGCGGCGGCAGCTTTGTTCTTCAAGTCGGCGGCCGGCGCAATATCAACGCACAATTTTCGCCGGGCAGCACAGTCACGATCACGCTCTACGACACGATCACCGGGAAGCCAGTGCCTCTACTCGGCAGCAGCATGATCGAGATCGGCGGGGCCGGGCTGTTCTTGTTCGATCTGGACAAGGTCGTCGACCAGCCAATTCGGCGCACGGAATACGCCTGGGTGGCGACAGACGGTACGACAACGCAGACAGGCGTAGTGGTTATCGAACCTGAGATCAACGACATCTGGCAGCGGCTCGATCTCGACCCAGACGCACCGAACACCTATGCCGAATCGCTGACCAGCATCCTCGGCGGATTCGGTCGGATCGACAAGGCCAATAACGGCGACGGCACAGTGACGACAACGAGGACGCCATGATCGGCGAAGCCTGGGCGACGGGCTGCGTCGATGCTGCAATCTCGCTCGAATGGGTGCAGTGCGAGCAGATTCCGATACCGATTCCGAGACCGGGCGGGGGATACGTTACCCCCTGGCCGAGTAAATCGTATGACGACCTTCGCAAGGAGCGGTATTATGAACAGGCATTGGCAGAGGATCAGGAACTGATTGAGATGTTGACCGCACTGCTGACACAGAGGATTCTGTAACATGAAGAGCCTAGCAACCTGCCTGGCGGCGCACAAGGTAGATCCCGATGACCGCCAGCTGATAAACGATATTCATCAGCAGCTACTGACTGCCGGGGTGGACCCGCGCGTTGCCCCGCTGCAGGCAGTGGTAGATACGATTAACATCGCGGTCGGCGACTACAACGCCATCATCAAGCAACTCCGCCGGCACGACAAATCACTGGAATACCACCCGCCCTACGAAGCCCCCGCCAGCATGGCGGATGTGCAGCGCGCCGTGGCGGAGGGGGCGGCAACATTGGAGCGAACCAAGAAGGCAAAGAAGCCGGGGCTGCACAAGCGCAACTTCGAGACAGTCGAGCAGGTAGAGCTGGCTGAGCAGCAGGTTGCAGATGGCACCTATGAGCCGCCCATCCAGCCCAAGCCCATCGACGAGATCAAGGTCAAGGTGAAGCGCAAGCGCACGGCGCCGCGTGACGAGGGAACCGATTACATCCAGAAACGCGACTGGTTCGACTCTCTGGTGGACCTCGAGCGGGTCGGCGGCCTAGATGCTCGGCAGGATGTTGTAATCAAACAAGTATTTGGCCAGTTGGGAGGCGTTATCCCAGTGCTGGCCGACGTGAACACCTTGCAGGATTTCCTCGACAAGACTGCTGAATATGGCGGCTTCACCTCGTTGAAGGATCTGCTGAAGGTCATCTCTGCGAAGCTGCACGGCAACGACCCTTACAAGCGACTGGCAGACTGGCTGCTCAATGTCGACTTCGGTGCTGACACAATCCTCGTTGCCAGAACTTCCGGTGCGCTGCTGGAGCGTGACCCAGGGCGGGCGCTTGGCTCGTACTACCACGTGCCTTATACCATCACGAACAAAGCTGGCGTAGAGATGGACGCCTCCCTACGCATCATCGCCCTCGACGCTGAGCACGCCGCGGATAATGATACGCTTACACGGTTGCTCAAAAGGGAGGGACAGCACGATCTGTCTTCACTCACCATGCGGCTCCTTCTCCACGAAGCTGTCCACGCCGCCACCGTGCACAAGATGGCGCTGGATGAGAAGTTCTCTCAGGAAGTCGACGCCCTGCGCCGGCGCATGATCGCCCACTACGCCAGCAAGTACGACATGCCGAAGTCGAGAGTCATCGAGTCCGTGTACGGGCTGCGCAATCCTCTCGAATTCCTGGCGGAGATGATGACCGACGCCAACCTGCAGAAGGAAGCCATGCAGGTGTCCTATACTGCCGGCGATACCCGGGCCGAACCCGGACCCGCATCCACCGTCCTGCACAAGTTCATCGAAGCGGTGCGCCGGTTCCTCCGGGTGCCGCCTACCATTGCCACTGTGTTCGACCGCACTATGCTGCTGGCTGAGTCACTTCGCGTGGAGTACTCCGACGCCCTTGGTGAGCAGAGTGCGGCCTACAAGACCATCCCCAAGGTCATTGCCGAGATCGACGAGAAGCTCTACGGGACGGACTTCGCCGGCACGTCCAGCAAGGAGACCACTGACTTCATCAGCAAGGCCAAGGCGCACGATTCTGTTCTCGGCAAGGTCGTGTCACCCATCGCGTCGGTGCTCAGTGACAACACCGAGCAGCAGCTTGCGGACACATGGGCCAAGATCCGGCAGGGCGGGCACGCTACTGCGGAAACCCTGCTCGGCATGCTGACGCTGGATCACATCCAGTCGCGGTTCAGCAAACTGTTCCAACGACCGGACAATAACCCGCTCAACGACTACGTGGATGCCAAGTCCCGTGAGCAGGCAGTCGCAAAGAAGTTCGAGCGGTCGGGCGAGCACCTGCACGCGCAGTGGCTGTCCATCGAGAAGAAGCACCGCGGACAGCCTGTCATGCAGGAGTTCGAGGACATGGTGACAGACTCCACCGTGTTCCAGGTCCATCCGGACAAGGCATGGCTCGACCCCGCCCATGACGCGATCCGCAAGAACAAGGTCCGCGCCAAGGTCGCGGAGAAGGCCCATGCACGCCTGCGTTCCACGTGGAACAAATTGCCGCCGGACATGAAAGCTGCCTACAAGGCCACCCGGGAGTTCTATCGCAACTCTCTGGTGCAAATGCTGGACACCGTCATCAACAATCTGACGAGCATGTATGGCCTGACCGATCCGCTGCTGCTCGATGCCATTGAATCCGCGCCGGACACGGAGTCCCTGCTCAAGCTGGAGGTACCGCTCAGCAACTGGGACTCGCTCGCCCGGTCCATCGGCCACATGAAGGAGTTGATCCGCAAATCCGGTCCCTACTTCCCGCTCAACCGGTTCGGCAATTACGCTATCAGCTACCGCAAGAAGGAAGTCTATTCCGGGTATTCCAGCAAGCAGAAAGCCTACGACGCAGCGCAGTCGCTGGCGTCGACCATGCCGGGCGCGGTGCGTGGGAAGCCAGAGAAGGTGGCTGGCCAGTGGCAATTCACCATGACGACGGAAGGATTCCAGCTGTTCGAGAACCTGTCCGACGCCGAGGCGGCTCGCGCTGCACTGCAGGAAGATGGCTATGAAGTCGGTGGCATCACGAAGAAGGTGGAGATGGAGATCCCTGACATGTCCGTGGCGGGCCGCATCCTGGCCGTAGCTGCCAAGAAGCTCAACAAGGACGGCAAGGTGTCGCAGGCGTACCTCGAGATGAAGAACGCGCTGGCAACCATGCTGCCGGACACCTCCTTCAACAATCGCCTGCTGCGCAGGAAGAATATCCATGGCGCCAGCAAGAACCATCGGCGCGCGTTGGCCAGCTACATCCAGGCCGCGAGCTGGCAGCTGGCCCGGCTCAAGCATCGCAAGGATGTCGACGAGGCGCTCGCCGGGCTGCGCGAAGTGGGCAAGTCCCGCCCGGGTCAGGATGATGGCATCAAGACCTCGCAGGTCGTCAACGAGATCATGCGCCGGGAGGCCATCAACCACGGCGACCGGTCAAAGGTCGGCGAGGCCATCGCCAAGTTCGGCTTCATCAACTTCCTGCTCACAGGCAGCTACGCCGCGATCAACGCGATGCAGCCCTACCTGCTGACACTGCCGCATCTCGGCGGGCGCTTCGGTGCCAACCGGGCCATCGGCGCCATGTCGCGGGCGTATCGCATGGTTGGGAAGGACATCGCCGGCGTCGTCATGAAGTCACGAGGTGGCCTTGCTGCCTTTGACTTCGTCAGTGGCGATGCCGACCTCAACATCGCAGTGGACCAGATCATCGAGGTAGCCTCCAACGAGAATCCGAAGCTCGGCAGCATGCTGCGGGAGCTGGCGGACCTCGGCGTCATCGACTCCACCTTCGCCCTCGAGGTATCCGAGGCTGCGCACAGTGACAAGCGCACGTTCCTGGACAAGATTGTGGAGGCTGGCCGCATGTTGCCGTTCGCCATCGAGATCCTTAACCGCGCGACGACTGCCATTGCTGCCTACGAACTTGAGATGGATCGGCTCACAAAGGCCGGGTTCCCGGCGGCGAAGCGCCACGAGCAGGCCACGCAGTACGCCAAGACCGCTGTCGTGAAGACGCAGATCGACTACTCGGAGCTGAACCGGCCGCGCCACTTCGTGCGCAATACCGTGCTGCGGGCGATGACCATGTTCAAAATCTACCCGTTGGCCATCCTGCAGTATCTGGCACTCAATACCCGCCGGGCGATGGACAGTAATGCAAGTGTCGACGAGCGCCGGGAGGCCGCGACGATCCTGGCGCTGACCGTAGGCACGCACTTCACGCTGGCCGGCGCTGCAGGCTCGATCTTCATGGAACCCGTGCGGCTGTTCCTGATGATGCTCACCGGCATCTTCGACCTCGAGGACGACGAGGGCTGGCAGGAGTTCATCAAGGAGCCGGACATGATGACACGGAACTTCATCTACGATGCGACTGGCAGTGCGAAGATCGCCGAGGCCATTACCTATGGCGCGCCGCGGCTGCTCGACTTCGATATGTCGGCTCGTGTCGGCCTGCAGAACCTGATGATTCAGTGGAATAAGCAGGATACCTGGTATGGCACTGTGGTGGGGTCACTCGTGAACTCACTGGCTGGGCCGCTATTCGGCACCGGACAGAGTATGCAGCGGGGCATGGAGTACCTGCAGCGCGGTGGCACCGTGGCGCGGTCGCTGGAGTATTTCGCACCGAAGCAACTGCGTGACCTGCTGCGCGCCTATCGCTACAGCGAGACCGGCATGACGGACTGGAATGGCAGGGTGCTGGCCCGGGCCGATGAGTTCTCGACCTACGACCTGGCGGTGCGTGCCTTCGGGTTCACCACTGCGAAGGAAGCGAACATCTACGAGGCGAGGGACTACCTGTTACGGAAGGAGAGGGGCATAGAGAAGGAGTCGCAGGCATTGCGCCTGCGGTATGCCAATGCGAAGACGCGCCGGGAGCAGCGCGCGGTGTGGGAGGATGTGCAGAAATTCAACGAGTCTCTGCCGCCGGACATGCGCCGGGCATTCCGCCTGACGCGACGTGACCTCGTGCGCGGGGTCATCGCCAAGCGCCGGGCGGAGCGGAAGACTCGCAAGGGGATCGTCGTCGACAAGAAGAACCGGGCCATGCAGCACCGGATCAGGTCGATCAATCCGTAGGGATATCCATCTCGATAGCACGCACCCGGACCTCGGACATGGAGCCCATGCCCAGGCCGGGAGTCAATGTGCTGCGCCGCTCCGTGGCGTTGTGGTGATTCTTCAAATCGTTGATGGTGGAGTAGGGATGGAAGCCATGGTCCATGAGCCACTTGCGGAACTCAGGCAGGTTGATCCGCATCCTGTTCGCAGACTTCGAGGCGTAGATCAGAACCGGCTGCCGGTCTGGGTACTTGAAGACCTCGCCCTGATCGTGGCCGTGGCCCCGGCCTGGGAACCGCTCGGTGATGTAGGTGTTGTCAACGGCATCCGTCATGAATTGCCGCACTGCCTGGAGCGATGAGTCATCCGCCAGCACTGCCTCTGCAGTATCTTCGTTGTCCACACGCATCTTCTTGATGGTGTCGATCAGGATGTTCAGGATGCCGCGGGTATCGAAGTCAACCAGCCCGATGGATTTGGCGATGCCGGCACCGACGATGATGGTGGCGACTGTCGTCACCCAGAACCGTTCATCCTGCGTGGCGTCGATGGATTTGGCGATGAGGCGCTCCGCTTCAAGCACCCGGTCAGTCAGCTTCTCACGCATCCCTACAAGAGTGCGCGCATACATCATGCCTGCGTGGCCATAGTTCTCTTCAACAGCACGGAGCGTCTGTGATGCTGTCGGGTTGTAGGGTATTTCCTGAGTCTTCTTGATGGTGAGTTCCAGCACACGGAGCATGCCGGCATTGGTAGACACGATGTTTGCGTCGATGTGGTCGAGCAGTGCCTCGTTGGAGGCTACCGTGATGAGTGTCTTCCAGCCGCCGGTCATCATCTGCTCGGAGGTCTTTGTGAGCCGGGTCTTGTCGCGGCCCTGGCCGGCCCGAAACACGAAGTTCAGGAACTCCGACACGTCGCGACGTTGCCGCAGCTCGTCCCAGTACAGGGGTAGCGTGTTCAAGGTGCTCATGCGGTGCGATACGGAGTTGGCAGTATCGTTGAGTGCATTCACACCGTTGACAGGGTGCCCCCACACCGCCTGCGCGACCTTCATCGCCGAGCTCTTGCCGGTGCCGGATGCCTTGCTGATGATGGAGAGGACCGCACCGGAGACGTTTGAGAACGCCACCAGCGGAGCGGCGAAGGTAGATGCCAACAGAACCTGTAGCTCGATGTAAGGTCCGTTGACGACGAGGTCAGCCGCAGCCTTCCACGCCTCGAGATTGCCCATGGGCAGGTAAGCTGCCTGCAGGGACTTGTCTGCGATGGGAGAGTCGATCTCCCCATCCTTTGTGATGAGCTTGCCGCCGGCGATGAATCCATTACGTGACCATCCGAACCGGCTGGCGAGGAGGTTGACCGACTTGGCGGCCTGCAACTGCTGTGCCCATGCTGCCATGATATGCTTGATCCCCTTGAACTCTTCAAGTTTGAGATTGATCCCTGCTACCTGCAGCGATACGTGGAGGTTTGTCAGAGACTCCTTGTTCGCCAGGAACGGCAGGGGCTTTGAATCCCCGATGCGGAACTCCATGTAGTTCGATATTTCTCCTGTATCCGGGTTCTCCCTGACCTCGAATTTCTCGATCCGGTATGCACTCACCTGTTCCCGCTTGTCGTCCACCAACGTATAGATCCCGGCTGCATCCTGCTTGAATGGGTACGGGATCTCGTTCGGGTCGTTGGCGCTGGCTCGGCCCAGGCTTATGGGCGAACGCAGCTTGCCGCTGAATGGGCAGTCATCGCACTTCGCCTGCGGATACTGCGCGAAGGTCTTGCACAGGGTTGGCCCACTGCGCCCAGCCTCTTTCGCTTCGACTCGGAGGTTGAACTTGCGCTCAGTAGTGCGGGAGTCGTAGGTCGGATGGCCGCTCGACACCGTGTGGATGAAGTCCCGGCCATCCGTGCAGAACGCCAACAGGTTGAGCGTCTGCATCCATAACGGCTCTCCGCAGTCCTTGCCGTTGGTATCTGCGATATAGCCCATGGTCGGGCATTTGGCGATGATCTCCTCTGCATACCAGTCGATCTTCTCCAGCGTGGCGTTGGACAGATCATCCACATCCACTTCCGGGAGGTCGAAGGGCAGAGGCTCAATCACTTCCTTGGCGTTGAGGATCTGCGCGATGGACTCCGGATCGTAGTCCTTGCCGCTGTCGAGCAGCACCTTGCACTCACGCGGGTCACTCGGGTTCTTTGTGTTCATCGACCCCGGCGCTCGCATGATGCGCGCCACGTCCGCAGTTATGGCGTGGTCGATGGGGAACCTGTATTTGTTCGTCAGCTCGTTGAGGCGCTCAGCCATGTGCGCCCACTCGTCATGAGGAATGGCATAGGTGAATGTCCAGTAGGCATGCACACCATAACCGGAGCTGACGATGATGGAGGGTGAGGGTAGCTGTGTCTCGGCACAGAACTGCTTGAGCTCAGTGAGCGCCGTGGCGCGGTCGGGAAACCCCTTGCCCTCGCCGCAGTCCATGTCGATATACAGTGCCTTCTTGCTGGCGACGTTATCGCCGCGTCGAGATTTTGAACTTTGAAAGCTGGCCGTGGCGAAGTAGACATTGTGGCCAGTGGCAGCAGCTTTTTCGGAAATCGTGGCCGCGTTTTCCAGTGTGGATACGGCTCTGTTTATGAACTTGTCGCCCTTCTGAGTGACAATGAAATAGGTGCCGCTGTCTGGCAACACCCGCTCATAGAATGTACTTGTTTCCATCTGGTTCTCCGAAGGATGAGCGGCCGGCCTCGTGCTGGGCCGGCCGCCCTACTCTACGGCAAGGGCTACTTGCCTTCAAGCTCCGCGATGATCGCGTCGATGTCATCGAGACCGCCAGAGTCAGCAGCCGCCGGTGCATCTTCCTTCTGCTCGGGCTCCTCTTCCTTCGGTGCAGCCTTTTTGGCAGCGGCCTTCTTTTTCGGAGCAGCCTTCTTCGGCTTCGGTGCCTCGTCCGGCTCCTGCTCGGGCGCCTCCTCGAACTCCGTGTCCACGGTGGACGTGGGCTTGTCTTCCTCGGCCGGACGCTTGGCACTGGAGTCGAAGTCAGACTCGGAGAGGATGCGACCGATAAGGTCATCACGGGACAGCTCGGCGATCACCTTGGCCTCAGCCGTGTTGATGGGGCGCACAGCCTTGAAGGTCAGCTTCGGATAGGAAGCGTCGATATCGAAGCCCAGGCGCGTGATGACGGCGTTGTAGGGGAAGCCCTTGTCCATCATCTTCCGGCCGTAGACGGCGAGATCCTGCAGCGAGGTGGCGGGGATACGCAGCAGCATGGGGTCGTCGTTCACACCCTCGGGCAGTGGCGACATGACCTTGACCGCGACCCGGCGATGGTCCGCACAGGCTTTCGCCTTCTTGCCACTGTCCGTGATGCGGGAACCCCACTGGTTCTTCGGGCAGGAGGCGCAGTTGTCGGCCTGCTTGTGGAGCGAGTCCGGCTCCGGAGTTTCGCCGTTGATGCTGTAGCAGTCCGGCGCCTCGGCGTCACCATCCGAGTAGCTTTTCTCGTAGTACATCTTGGAGATGTTGCGGTTCGCCTTGATGAGGACGACCTGAATGCTGGCCGCAGGGTCGCCGTCCTCATTGGTGATGAGGAAATCCTCGCCGCCGGACTTCACGCGCCACTTGGAGGATTTGATGCTGAGTACCTGGAACCCGCCGCCGGTGGCGCCATGTACCAGATCATCACCCAGGGCCTCGGCATCGAAGATGTCACGCATCTCTGCCGGCAGGTTGTCAAAGATTGAAATTACGTCGTTGCTCATGGTTTACTCCTATGATCGCCTCACGCCAACGGTGAGATCAGTTGAAAGTGAAACACCCGGAATGAGCTCCCCGGTGTTCTCCAGCAAGTCCTTTACCCCCTCGGGGCTGAGGCGGCGGACAAGCATGTGGTGGTACCCGTTATCGAGTACATAGCGCAGCGCTTCGTCCCAATCCTGGACCTTGACGGATGTGCGCTGAGATCTGTAAACAGTGCCAGCCTTCGTGCGCGCTGACTCCGTGCCGACCTTGTTGAGCATCTCGAGCATCGCATTCTCGATAGCCGACATACGTTCGTTGATCGGTCTGAGTTCTTCGGAATGCCGCTCCTTGACCTGTTTCTTCAGGTCGCGCAGCTTGATATACGCTGCGGCAAGGTCATCAAGTTTTGCCATCTGGTTCGCCCTCGAATAACTCCAGTAGTGCGCCCTGGAGGGATTGCTTTGATTCAAGGCGGCGCACCGCCCGGGCCTCGACCTTCGAGGCCACGATATGAATGATGTTGGTGTGGAACTTCTGCCCGGGCCGCGCGATCCTGGCGTTGGCCTGATCGTAGATTTCGTAGGAACTGGGCAGAGAGAACCATACGATTGTGCTGGCCGCAGTGAGCGTCAGACCATGCGACATCGTGGCCGGGTGGGCTACGATTACCCGCGGGTTCAGCGAGCGCATGAAATCACTGAATATCCGATCCCGCTCCCGCTTCGGCACGTCGCCATACACCATCTCGCAACTGATGCCGACGCGAGACAGCACAGTATGTAACATCCGCACCCCTGCTGTGAAGGGTACGAACACAATTACTTTCTGCTCGGTCTCACGCAGGATCTCCAGCAGGAGCTGCAGCCGAGGCTTATTGTTGATGTAGATCGCCTTGCCGTCGGCGTCGTATATGAACCCAGCCGATATCTGCATCAGCTTGCTGAGCTTCACGCCCTCGTTCGCGGCGGTGATTTTGCCGCTGGCGTACTCGATATGGAACATGGTCATCATGTTCTTGTAGGCGTCCTGCTGAGGCTTCGTCAGTTTGCATTCAAGCGTCTGCGTAGTGGAGGGCGGCAGGTCTATGCAATCCTCGGTTGCGAACCGTACAGCGGGCTGCAGGGCCTGATGGACGAGGGTATTCGCATCGGGCTTCGGTGCCCACTTGAACTGCGTGATCTGGCGCATCGTCTTTTGCTGCCACTGCTTGAAGAATTTGGGCACAGACCATGGCGTGAGCAGGCGGGCCTGTGCCCATGCGTCGGTTGGCGCGTTGGGGGTTGGCAGGCCGGTAAGGCCCCAGGCATACTCGCGCTTCTGCAGCACCTTGCTCAGTGCCTTCCACCGCCGGGTACGCGCATTCCGAAACGCAGCCAGTTCGTCGATGATGACGCAGTCTATATCTCGTGCGCCGGTGAGCTCGGCCAGGATCGTGTGGATGCCGTCATGGTTGATGACATAGATTTCGGCGTCGCTCTGCAGGGCACGGATGCGCTGCGCTCGCGTCCCATGCAACACGGCTGTGTTCAGGTGCGGGAACGCCATGAATACTTCATGCTCCCACACGGTCGTGAGCGTGGAGAGCGGGGCCACGATCAATGCCTTGCGCACTTCGCCAATGCGCATCAAATAGTCCAGTGCGTACAGGGCCGCCCGGGTCTTGCCGGACCCCATGCCATTGAGTACATAGGCCCGCTTGTTGTCCGCCAGCAGGGCAGCAGTCACACGCTGGTGTGCGAACGGCGTACCACTGGCCCAGTTGTACTCGACTTCAATGGGGGACGGCACAGTGAATCCAAGGTTGCGCAGCAAGCGCACCTCATCCTGCTTGTGCGGGACAGCCAGATACTTGCCATCTCGTAGCGGGGTGCTGTGCGGGATCATGGCGGCAAGCCGGCCTGACCCTGGCACGACAAGCAGTTTCCGCCCGGGCACGGGACGTGCTACGAGCGCGTTCATTCCGACCAGTCCAGATTAGTGATGAGCTCGACGAGCGGTCCTGTATCGCCATCAATTACGATGCAGGGTACGCCCTTCTCTTCATAGCGACGCATCGTCTCCTGTTGGCGTGGAGTAGGCTTCTTGCCGGGGGCCTTGGCCTCGATGCAGAATATGCGCCCGCCCACTGCGCAGATGAAATCCAGCGTCGGCTCGCCGAACCCACCGGGGACAGGCATATACCACCAGCAGCCGTAAGACTTGAGCACGCGCTTGATGGCGGCCTTGACCCTGCCTTCAGGCGTCATCGAAGATGTCCTCCAGATCCTCCACACCCAGCTCACGCAGCTCACGACGTAGCTGCATGGCCTCGTATTTGGCGAGCGCCTCCATGTGCCGCTCCTTCGCCGGGTCACTGACCTTCGGCATGGGCGGGCGCTGGGACGGATTGATGTGGTAGTTACGATAGGGATGTTTACTCATGATAATCCTCACTTGCCGTTGTAGGGGCAGTCCTTGTATCCGCAGTATTTCTCGCACAGAAAGTTCTGCTTGAGTGGCCAGGAATCAGTAGCGTAGGAGTTCTCTATCCGGTCGAGCACGGGGTGGACCTTCGCCCACACCCTCGGGAATTCTGCGGTGGTCAGCGGCTGCGGCGTGATCTTCTTGTCCTTCGTCCAGTAGTAGGCCAGGGTGAATTGCTCAACGTCCGGCAGGTAGGTGTGCAGGGCGATGGCGCTGAGCTCCAGCTGCAGGAAGTCGTCGTACCTGCGGCCTGTCTTGTGATCGACCACGAGCGCCCGGCCATCGTTGACCTTAGCATAGTCGATGACGCAGCGGAACCACACGTCCTTGTCGAAGTATCCGGTCGGCTCCAGATCCTCTGTGAGGGCGAGCTTCTGCTCTGGCATACCTTCGCCGGAGGCGTCGCGCAGTTTCTTGAGCACCTTCTCATGGTGTTTGAGGTCCAGTGGTAGCGGCGAGCCCTTCATCAGGTAGTTCTCGAACTTCTTGTGCACCATCTTGCCGTACTCAGCGGCGTCGTTGGACTTGAATGGCACGACCTTGGCCACCTTCTCAGCCCAGTATTTGCGCGGGCAGGTCTTGTAGAGCGAAAGCGCGGAGTAGCTCCAGGCAAATGACATAGCATTCTCCTTACGAATTACGTCAACTTTGTTGACAAATATCCACGGCTACCAACAAAAGGCGCCGCAGACTTGAATTAGGGTGCGGGTGTCCAGGCTTATGGCGTTTCTAATTACGGCGCCCACCTTTGACCACTGGCCTGCATGTGATGAAAAACAGGGGCATGCGAGGTGTGGCAGCACTGGCACTTACCGGTACCCGCTGGACCGGGGGTGAGGAGTTAGGCGCCAACCCTATACCTCGGTAACCCAGAATATCATATACCACTCAGGGTCAGCGTTATCGGTGACGACGGACAGCTGCGCCGTGTGGTACACGACGTAGTCATCCCCACGCTTGTATTTCTCGTCGGCCGCGGCGTCGACGCGGGCGGCGTAGGTGTCCACATCGTCGGGCAGCTCCTTGACGACCTCAGCGAGCTTCTCGCACTCCTGGCGTTTGATGACTTTCATAGGATAGTAACTCCTCGGGATAGCAATTCCCGGTTGATGCTGATGAGATGTTGGGCCTGGGCCGTGGCGTCGGCGAGTGCACTGTGCGCAACCGCAGGTTTGACTTTCGATGCGAGCCTGTGACCTCCAGTGGCCTCGATCCGCGCCTTGATACGGTCAGCCAGCTCCACGTCGCCACGAGCGATCATCCGCTTAAGGGCGGGGTTCGTAGGGCTGGGCACTCGCAGTGCCTTGACGGTGCGGTAGCAACGGTCGGTCCAGAACTCCCATGCGGGGGTGACGCCGACCGCGGCCATGGCGTGCTTGATGATGACGTTGTCGAAGCCAGCGCCGTTGCCCCACACCTCCTTGTCGGAGACAAAAGTGTTGAACGCTTCAAGGGCTTCGCGCAGGGGCAGGTGCATGCTGGTGTTGTCCGTCAGCAGACGACGTGCGGCATCGGACTGCTTCATCCACCACTGCAGGGTTTTGGCGTTGACCTTGAGGCCAGCGTCGAGGCAGCTCTGGATATCCACGAGCACCTCGAAGGATGCACGGATAGTCTCCATGTCGAACCGCACGGCACCGATGGACAGGATGACGGAGTCAGGCTCGGTGCCCATGGTTTCGATGTCGACCATGATGTGCTGATCCGCGAGCTCTGTGTTGTCGTCGAATATGGATAGTTGGGTCATTTCGCCTCCTTGTAATTGTCGGCAATTGAAAGGTCTGCCTCGAGGGGCAGGTTTGGTAGCCAGGCGGGCGGGGTAGTGAGTTCGTCATGCAGCAGCTGCCGCACCCGCTCGGCGGATTTATGGGAATACACAAGTTCGTCATGCACGGACAGCTGTGCATGGAACCCATGTGCCACCATGCGCAGCTCTGCCTCCACGAGCACGATGCGGGCCAGGGCCTGCACGATGTTCTCAAGCATGGCGGCGCCGTAAATTTTCTTCCACCCGTTGGAGGACCGGTACCGGTACCCGTCCGACACTCGATGCAGGTCAGGGTAGTGGATCATCATGCCATTCGGCAAGATCAATTTCTTGCCCGCGAAGCGTACTGGCCCCACTGCAGTGCCGGACCCATCGAAGCTCATCCTGCCGAGTACGCGGTCCAGATGTTTCCACAGCCTGGGAATCTCCGGGTATGCGCTGCGATAAGTCTTAACCGCGACCTCAGCTTCCGATAACGTGACCTTGTTGCCTGATGCCGTGACAGAGTAGTGGAACCTCGTTGCGCTCATACCGAAGCCCAGCCCGAGGATGCACATCTTGCCAATGAAGCGCTGCGCCACTGTGATCTCCTCCTCTGGCAGATGGTAGAGCTCATTGGCAGCGAAGGCTCGATACGGATCACCGTTGACGAAGGCGTCCACGAGCTTCTGACAGTTGGCGAGGACAGCGGTGATGCGGGCCTCGATCTGAGAGAGGTCTCCAACGATCAACTTCTCGCCCGGGGCGGGCAATATCGCCTCTCGCAGGTCGCTGCCACGTGGCAGGTTCTGCAGGTTCAGCTTGTCGTACCCACTGAACCGCCCGGTATGCGCTCCATAGTACAGGATAGGCACAGCAAAGGTCTCGGATATGCTGGCCAATGTCATGAGCCGGCGTGTCCTCGTGGCCTTGATGGTTGACGATGCCTGTATCTTGGCCTCCGCCAGACGTCGGATCATTGGGTCGTTGTGGATCAACAGGCTGCGCATGAACTCGTCGGTCTTGGCGAATGCGTAGGCTTGTTGCCCGGTGCGTGGGCTGATCTTTGTGCCCGGCATGACGCCGTTGGCCTGCAGTATCGCAGCAAACTTGGTGGGACTGCGCAACTCCTTGATGTCGGACACCCCCGCTGCCTGCAGTGCGCCTGCAAGCGTCAGCTTCTCCATGTGGTCGGCGCGCCTGAGTACACCGAGGTCGAGCCTCAGCCGTGGCTGGACGTATTTGCGTACGGTCTCGCCGATCATGCGCACTTCCGCCGCCGGCAACTTGTTGATCGTCCGCAGAAAGATATCCCGGCAGAGGTCAACGTCCTGAGCGCAGTAGTTCCGCATGGGGACTATGAGCTCAGGGTGTAACGTCTTGATCTCGTTCCAGGGCGGGATGGTGCGGGTCTTGTCGATGAAGTCGCCCTTGTACCCGGCCCCGCCGCCTTCCATCTCGCTGATATAGCTGGCCACATCGGCGAGGCGAACACGGCCACGCGGTATGAACGGTGCGTAGACAGGCCGGGAAGCGAACATGGTGCAGTAGTAATGCTTGGGCACATGGCCAAAACGCCACGCCGTGACGGCGGCATCGAACATGGCGTTGTGGGCGACGAGCATAGCGTTATCCCAGTCGACCTCGCCCAGCAGTTTTGCGATTGCCTTGGTGCCGGCGGCAACCTGAGTCTCGCCATCATTGATCTTGAGGCCCAGCATCACCGCCTCGAACCGGTCGTCGAGGATGTACTCCTGCATCGTCATCTTGGCGAGGGAGTACTCCGAGTCGAACACCGTCTCATAGTCCAGGGTTATGATGTCCATTTCACAGCCTTGAATCCTATACAGCTGAACACAGCTCGATCACCATCGAGGGAGATGGAGAACTTGATGTTACGAATACGTGCACCGCGGGGAGGCGGCGCCGACTTGGCGCACTCCCTGCGCCGCGGGCAATACTCGTTCGAGCAGTAGGTTGGCATATATGCGAGCTTCATGACTTCACTCCTCACGTATGTATGTTATACACACTATCCTTTTTCGAGGACAGTTTCAACAGCTGCCGTGATGTGGCTGGCCAGGCGGGTCAAGTCCTGTGCCATCTGCCGGGCCTTGGTCACTGTGATATTGACATCCGCGAGGCTCCGAAGCTCCTCCAGGTCGTAGGTGTGCATGTCTACTGCATCAAGTGTCCGCCACAACAATTTGCGCCGCATCATCTCGTCCTTGAGTTTTTCGTTGAGGGATTTACTGGGCCGCACTATGGCGCGGGCGCTGTGCTTCTTGCCTCTGGCGAACCCCTCCCGCCATGGATAACTGTCCAGCGGTTTGGTCGCGATGTTGAGATACGGCACCGGGCCGTGGATCTTCGGGTCGTCCTTGTTGCCAGGGATCTGCTTAATCATCTCACGCTCACGCAGTATGGTGAGCGCCGAGGACACGGTCTGATACCGCGAGGTGCCGAGTTTCTCGACGATCTGCGGGAGTGTGAGTCCATCCTTGTGTTCAGGACGGGTGAGCAGTTCCATGGTGCGGTAGATTATTGACTGAGGCATGATGGTTCTCCAATGGTTATATGACGCCGTGTTGGCTCAGCATGGCGAAGTAGTCGTGGGCCATCCGCACAGCCCGTGGGTTTCCTCCGTAGTAGGCGATCCATTCCGCATACAAGTCGGAGCTAATAGGCATTTTGAGCCGGAAGGCGATGTCATCCCAAGTAAGCATTGAGGTGGGTGGGCGGCGGAAGGCAGCGAGCGCGATACTTACCAGCTTGCTCCGCTCCTTTTCGGTGCTTCCTGCGCTACCAACTTTCTGAATGAATCGGAACGCAGCCACTGGGTTGTCCTCGAAGTAAAACTTATAGAGACGATTGACTACAACGATGCTGGCCGCGCCCTTGTGTGGATTGAACCTTGCAGCGATAAACTGCTCGCGCGGAGATCGGACGATGATGTAGTTCTTATCGCCAGCTGACCTGTGGATGGGCTTGACGCCCCACTCCTTCGACGAGAAGGTGGCCTCGAAGCGACGCGTCCCACAATTGTCGGATATGGTCAGTGAGGAACAGGTTAGCGGATCTTCCCGCGGCGCCGTAAATGTTATGATATCCCGCAGAGACGATTGCAGTTCGATGCTCATATCGAATCCTCCTTATGAAATGTCGAGATAAATTGTGCGGCCGTAGGGCGGGCTGATGCCTTCCGTGGTGGATGTCCACAACACCGGGCACTGAGGCTCGTTGGCCCGGTCGAAGCTCGTGTACCCATCGGTGAGCACGATGATCGCCTCACAGTCAAGGATATGCTCCTCGATCACCGGGAACGCAGCCTCCATGTCCGTGCCGCCACCGCCCTTCGGCGAGAGATCGAGCAGATTGGTGGTATCGTCGATGTCGTCGATACCGGCAACCTTCGAGTCCGTCCAGAAGATGGCAGCGCGTCGTGGCGATACCTCCTTGACGATGGAGTCGACTTCACTGAGAAACGTATTCAGCTCGTCCTGGCTTATCGACCCGGAGGTGTCAATCACGATGGCCAGCTCGCCCATCGTCTCGCTGATGCGCCCAGGGGTGTAGACGCCGGGCGCCATGACGAGGCGCCGCTTGAAGGGACGCTTCCACGTGCGCTCGCCGATGCCGACCGTGCGCTGCACGAACTCCCGTAGCTGGTCACGCCAGTCGACCTTGCCTTCAATCAGCTCGTCGACGATCCGCTGCAGCGACCCAGGCATACTGCCACGGACTTTCTGCGCTGCCGCCGCTGCCGCCGCTGCCTGCTTGACCTCGGCATCAGTCGGCGCATCCTCTCCGTCCATACTGTGCTCGTCGAACCCACCGGGTTCATCGTCTGGAGGCGGGTTCTTCATCAGCTCGATGTAGACTTCATCAGCCGACATCCCCGACGTGAACCTCGAATCAATAAGGCCAATGTCAGGCATACTGCCAACCCCAGACTCCACCAGCGTGGAGTTGATGACGTAATCGGTCGCATAGCCCATCACTTTCGGATTGTAGGCCGTGCCGTCCGGGCCGACACCGCGGGCGAAGTACTCCTTCATGCGGGGAAGATGCTGCAGCAGAATGTGCAGTGCCTCGTGGGCCAGGACGAATACGCGCTCATCCTGCGTGAACTTGTTGAAGTACTGCTTGTTGCAGATGATGTTGCGACCGTCCGTGGCCGCAGGGTATGGGAACTCATCCACTTCCCGGATGACAGCCAGCTTCGTGACCAGCACCGCAAAGAATGGGTGGTGGAAAGTCAGCCGACTGATGGCGTGTTGCAGGGCTTCGCTTCTCATGTCAGTCCTCCTCAGAACCATTCGATTTCAGTATGCGCAGTGACGATGAGCTCCTTCGCCTGCTGCAGAGTTTGTTGGATATCCCCAGCCGGAGCAGACTTGTAGAAGTCCACCGAGTGGGCGGTCAGCTTCTCGATGACCTCGTCGGCGAAGTTCACCATGTCCTGCCGGTCGAGGCCGATGGCCGTGTCGCGCAGCAACTGCGCCGATGCCTCGAGGTTGCCGACCAGGCTCTTGTAGAGCTTGGGCTTGTCCTCGTCGAGCAGGCGCTGCAGCTTGTCCGCCATGTTGGAGATGTTCTCCAGCAACTGATGTCGTACGTTGTCCACCGCACGCTTGGCGGCGTCCATCTGGCGCATGGCCATCCGGGTGCCGAGCGTCTGCGCCAGCGGGGCGGGGATGTGCACCTTCTCGAAGTCGGTGACAGCCGGCACGGGGCGGATGTCGATGCTATCGCCGAACTTGCCGCGCAGAGTGTCCACGTCAGGGTAGTCCGACTCCTTGGCGGCATCACCGAGGTTGGCGATGGCTTCGGCCCGCCGCTGGTCGTAGACCGCCAGGAATGCCTCGATGGCCTCGCAGACCTCGTGCCGCCGTGCGTTGTACTTCTGAAGGAAGTCCAGCGACCGGGCCACGGGGAGGAGGCGCGGGCCTCGTGCCACCCCGGAGTTGGTCGACCACGGCAGAGTGTTGGCGTAGACGAACCCACGCAGGGCATCCAGCGCGCTGTTCGCTTCCTTCAGCTCGGCGTCGGCGCCGGCCAGCAGCGTCTTGACGGCACGGATGGCGCCCTGGCGGGCATGCTTGGACGACGCCACCTCGTCACTCAGATCCTTGTCCATCGTGCGCCCGCTCCACTTGCGGATGGTCTGCTCGACGAGCAGGAACCCACCGGACAGGGCTTCGTTGATGGCGTTGATGTCCACTTCGTTGGTGTCAGTCATAGTGTTTCTCCTATATCAGGTTGAAGATCCCGAGCACGATGGCGGCGAGGATCACCGCCAACATGCCCAGGAAGAAGTCTCGGATCACAGCGTGTTATCGAGCAGGCTACGATTCTGCTCGAGGAACTGCGTGGTTTTCTCCGAGGAGGAACACACCGCAACCATCTCGGGGATGGAGACGATGTCGCGCACCGTTGCGATGCGCAGCTCGGGCGGGAGCCGCCCGATGTAGGTCATGACGGCGTCGATGACCTGAGTTCGTGTCGCCATGTCCTTGTCCTTGTGCTGGCGGGCGACCTCAACGGCCAGCTGGGCGGCAGCGTAGACCGCATCGAGGCGGTCGGAGCCCGGCACCTTGGCCGTGTCTGGGGTCTCGAGGATGTCCGTCGCCGTGGGCAGAAGGTTGTGCGTCTTGAGGAACGCAGCGAGGTGGGTCGCCGTGGCATCGCCGATGGCCCCGGCCACGACTTCCATGGTGATGTCGTCGGCGGGCAGCGGCTTGGAAATATCCGACTCCAACAACTTGAAGTACTCGCATACGCCGGCGAAGGATCGGGCGGTGGAGAAGGGCTCGGGCGTTGCCGGCACCTGCTCGCTGAACACGTACTGCGGCTGGAACTTGCTGAAGGCGACGAGCAGCGGGTGGTAGCCGCGGTAGGCCGCCCAGGCCGCCCAGTCATCCGGGGTCGTGTGCACATCGAGGATCACCATGCGGTTCGCCACGAAGGACAGCAGCGGCTTGACGCCGGCACGGTGCTCGGTGCGGTTACTGGCCATGATGACCCACCAGCCATCGGGCAGCTTGAAGCCGTTGACCTCCCGGTCGTGAATGAGCTGCGCGGCGGCCTTCTGCATGTCGTGCTCGGCCTGCGAGAACTCGTCCAGGAACAGCACGCCATACTCCTTGCCGGTGGCGAGCACGCGGCGCACCACGTCAGGCATGGTGTAGGTGGCGACGGGCACCTCGCCATCGCCGAAGTCAGACTTCGACGGCACCATGAAGCCCGCCATGTCGACGGACTCCCGGGTGGTCAGCAGGTATTCCACCAGCCCGAATGAACCCGCCGGCAGGTTGAGCGCATCCTCGAGGGCGGCGGGCAGGGCGCGGATGGTGTCGGTCTTGCCGCAGCCGGGTGCGCCCTGCAGCAGGACGGACTTGCGGGTCTTGTACAGGCTGGGGGCTACTTTTACAAAGTTTGAGAGTTTCATTTCTATTCCTCATCAGATTGAGCACGTGGATGGGCACCGTCACAGCCGTGCTCGGAAACCGTGGCGGTGGTGTTGAAGTCAGGTATCAGGTTGTGCTCCCGCAGGAGATTGATGAGCTGGTCAGCGCCTGCCCTGGCTGGCATAGAGTCGCCGAGGTCATGTATCGGGTCGATGTTGTGTCCGATCAGTATCGACAGCAGGCGGCGCTTGTGTTCGTCACCAAGCAGCGCCTCGATGTAGTCGATCAGCAGTTCTGTCTCCTCGATATCGAACGCAGCGGGGGCCAGGATGCTCAGGCAGGGGAACCCACAAAACGGCGGTACTGGAGTGGTATCCTTGCTGGGGCACGGCAGCAGAGAGCACAGCTTCTGTATGCGGTCGGCCGAGGTGGGCAGCGACGCCGATCTGAGCATGCTGCCAAGCACCCGGCGCAGCTGGTCCCTGTCCATCAGAACCGCACCGCGATCTTGACAGGCGCCGTCCGGATGCGCGCCGTCATGGGCTCAAGGCGCAGGCCACTCGGTGGCGCCGGGCACGCCGTCATGCTGCCGGTCTGGCATGGCGTGGGCGTCGTGACCTTGTGGCGAGGTGTCGGGGTGTCGGGCAGCAGAAGCAGGGTGAGCAGCAGCAAAGCAGTCAGTAGTATTATCAGTCGGTTCATTCTGTTTCCTCCGGGTTTTGATTGGCAGCGAGGCGGGCGTCTTCTTCCTTGCACCATTGGTAGGTGTATAGGAGTTTCTTAATGAGGGCGTCGCGACGTGACCTCGTGGGCTTGGTCGGGACAAATGCTCCACCAGTAAGCAGCGCCCACATCTCGCGGAAACCATCCGTCGTAACGTACGCCACGAGATTGCTCAAGGTCTCATCAGCCCTAAGCCTTGTACGCGAGGCGAAGCATGCGTTGCAACTGGAATGTCCTTCTATGTCGGCCAAGGATAGGCGCTCATACGGGCACGAACCTAGCAGTATGCACGCAATGTCAGTTGTTACATAGCGTTGCACAAATCCTCGCTGATAGTGGTTGACTATTTTCCTGGCGGATATTACTTCAACGAGGTCGTTGGGGAGTTCAGTCATGGCCGCCCTCCTCAGATCCTGCTTTTGCCTGTTCATACCTGCGCAGTAGCTCATCCAGCGCCACCGTTCGCATATCATGGCCCAGTGGCTTGAGCCTGAGTCCTGTGCGCGCAGCCCATATATCAGGGAAGTTCTTTGAAGTGCAGAGCGCGACGTAATTATCCACGCAGTTGCCGGCCGCAGCTGCATTGAGAGGGCAATCACGACAAGGAACTTTGATGCTCATAGTAGAATACCCGGCTAGGCTAGGGCAGGATGGGAATATGTCGCATGCTGCGTCATCATCTATCACTTCGCAAATGTCATCAGGTATTTCCATTATTGTCCTCCGGCGTTAGCAGTTTGTCGAGGGCCGCCTTCCCCTGCGCGTCTATGGATACGCCTTCGTTCATGTCAGAGGGCGGCAATTGTAGGTTCTCCAGGAAGAACCCTGTGAAGACGATGTCGTTGTACATGTGAAACTGTGGAGTCAGAACGCCGTTTGACAGCAGGGAGAGCATGTCCACATCCTGCCGCTCTGGCTCGGACCCGGCGTTGATGGCCCGCTGTATGCGGAACATCAGGCGCAGAACTATGGGTGTTCCCTCATGCTTGCCGGCGATAACATCATCGAGGGGGTGGACCAATGGACACGCCGCGCACTCGCCGCTGCAAGTTACGCCAGCCGCACACAGGTTGGCCTGTGGTACCGTCCCCCGTATTTTGCGAACTGCCTGAATCCGCCACAATAGATCATTTATCAATTGTTTGTCATCCATTTTCTTTCTCTAAAAGTTCGAGGATGCGGGCTATGTATTCAACCTTCATCATGTTCCTCCTCCTCCACGCTGTCGCATTTGCGGTTGTCTACCAAGCGCAGCAGGTTGCACACAGCAGCGAGCAGGTGAGAGCTGGATACATCGACTTGGCCTCGTACCCGCAGCTCGACCATTGCGTGCCCTTGTGGCGAGAGCAGCAAGAACAGGTTGGTAAATACGTTCTCGGCGCCCCTGTCCGGGTCGAGCGGGCACGCATCACAGTCTATGGGCACGATGTCGTGATCCACCGGGCAACCGGACGACGAGGCGCAAGGGATCTCGGCGGCGGGCAGGTCCGTGCCGGCGACCTGCGTGAAGAACTCCACGAGCGGCTCGATGTCGTCGGACTCCAAGTGCTCGATGCGGGTGTGGCGCCGTGCTTCGATGGCCCGCAGTCGGGCCAGGGCTTCCTCTATCGTGGGCAGTGTGTCCATAGGAACCTCCTCGATGACTTCCTTTAACATACCATCCGAACTCGCAGTCTCCTTGAACTCGGAGGCCAGGGTGCCGGCGTCGTCAGCAACCAGCAAAGTCAGCTCAAGATGAGGTATCCTCCTTCTAAATATCATTATGGTTTTCCTCCGGCAGTAGATGGTCGGGCAGGTAGCTGTTCAATTCCCGCGTGCACAACCTCGCCGACGCCTGCTGCATGATCCGCCAGGCGTCACGTCGGATGTTTCCGAATCCTATATCGCAGTGGATACGTCCGCCTACCTGCAGCTCAAACAGCCGCCTCGTGGCCTCGTTGGTCAAGTAGTCCCTGAACCCCCGCCACATTGCAACACGGCGCTGTGCCAACGCCAGAGGCGGAGCGCCATCGCTGATTGAAGGAACTCCACCCTCGCCGGGGCATACGTCGCAGCCGGCGCGGAACTTGCCGGGCTGCATGATCGTCTGGAGGGTATCTCCTCGGACTGTAGGGCACTTGTAAATGTAGCAGCACGGTGAGGAGAAGTACTCGGCCTGCGCCAGCGGGGCCAGCTCCTCGACAGGTACACACTCCAGGCGGGCGACGTGGGTCACTACGACTTCGTGAAACTCGTTCATGGTGTATTCTCCTTGTCTGTGAGGGTGTTATACACGCCCATTGCCCGCTGGTACGCCACCCAGAATTTGGTGTCGATATCGTGCACGACCTCGGTATTGTCGGCGGCCAGTCTGATCTTCAACAGGTCCAGAAATTGCTTGTTGCTCAGCAGATTGTAGAAGTTGGTGAGGGAGTCCCTCGCAGGCTGCGACGACGAGAGCGGGCACAGGTCGCACATATCCCTAAAAACTGGCCGATACACCAGCGGGCAGCCGTAAAACAGGGTACAGGCAGCCATGCCTATATCAAGCGTGCCGCTGGAAATCATATTATCGAGCGACGTGTCCTTCGTCGGGATTACCTTCGCATCGAGCAGCACCTCCACGAAGTCGTCGGGCAGGGTGTAGGTCATGGTGTGTTCTCCTGAGCTATAAGCAGGGCGTAGACGATGTGGGCCACCTCCCTACTGGTGTGGATACGTGCATCCAGATCGACCGGCTTGTACATGCCAGGCGGTGCGGACCAGCTCAGGTGTTCGTACCTCATCAGTCATGGTGTTTTCCTCGTCTTATGTGACCCGAAGGGATAGCTCGGCGGCAGGCGCACCTCGTTGCGACTGACCACCCGCAGCAGGTTCGCCACCGCCTGTCGGATATGGTAGGTGGCAACGGTGACACGGACGCCGGCACGTAGTGATACCACCTCGTGTCCTCGTGGCGTGCACAGCAGGAACAGATTGTGGACCGGGCCGGGCGGCTTGCCCGACGGGTCGAACGGGCAGTCGCTGCAGTTAACGGGTACATCCTTGTGGTTAACCGGACACGCCGACGACGACCCGCAAGGGATCTCGTTCACCGGCAGTGGCGGGTGGGGGTGCGCATTGATGTACTCCACCAGCAGCGCCAGGTCTTCGGCGGATATGTCCACGGTGTCCAGCTCGGGTCCGTCCGCCAGGCCCGCTTCCATCTCGACAAACGGACGCCATGTATCCTTGATCTCCCGGCGTGGGAGGTATCCACCATCGCGTGCACTCTCAAGCAGTGCCGCTATGAGGTCGCGCAGTGGCATGTTTCGCCAGCTGTCGGGCGACAGGGTAGCTTCAGGTATGGTGTTCGTCATGCGAGTCCTCCGCTATGAGTTGTCTGAACTTGCCTTCGATATCGCCGATCCCGCGCAGGCGATCATGCGTCGACGTGATCGCATCCGGATAAAACGTCGCACCGAGGCGGACGGCGGTCAGGGTCCGGCGCGTCTCCGAGACCAGGTTGAGCAGCGTCTCCTCGACAATGAACCGCAGGATGTCGAGCGGGTCCGTCAGACCTGCCGCCTGCGCATCCCGCTGGTGCACCGCCGGACAGATCGCACAGCTGCGGCGGATGTCATTGGCCGGTGGAACATGACTACAGTCCGCGAACAGCCGGCAAGTCATAGGCTCCACAGAGGACGGCACCCTGCCTGACGATGTCCGGCCGGCAGCCGTTACCGGCGCCGCAGTGACCCGCGCCGCCAGCGCCCTGGCCTCGTGGCCTCGTGGCGAGGACTGCATTCAGACTGTCCAGCGCCACGACAAGATTGCGCCCGTCCGAACTGAGCTCGTCCGGCAACGAGTGTGGTACAGACCGCAAGGTGATACTCATGGAACCTCCATAGGGTGTTGTTTACAGGGTGGGCTCGGCAAGTTGCTCGAACTGCTCCGCCAGGGCATTGAGTTCGCCCAGCCGCTCCAGAGTGGTATAGACCCGCGCAGGATTGAAGGATGCACCGAACCGGATTGTATTGAAGGCGATGCGGTCCCGGTTCGCGAGGTTTAACAGTGTCTCCTCGACGAGATGGCACAGGGCGTTGAGCGGGTTAGTGGATGGGAGGCCGACCCACTCAAAGTCGCCCTCCATATCAGCAGCAGGACACAAAGTACAGATCGCCGGCGCAGTCGGCGATCTGTCTACATGTATTACATGCAGGCACTGGTTGAACGCACGGCACATCGCCCCCTCCCTCTCACCATCATCCTTGACTTTGAGCGTGCGCCATGCGAGCTGCTCGGCCTCACCTCTACGTGGCGACGTGGCGACGTGGCGCAGTGCAGCACCGAGTCGCGCCAGCGCAGTAGCAATAGCAACCCCATCATCGCTGAGGTTCGCCGGCAAGTTTGTGAGTTCAATTGGATCAGACATGGCTGTCCTCGCTGGGTTGGAGGTTGGTGCCAGTGCCGGCACAGTGCCGGACGAACTCGGCGAACCGCCGGACCCGCTCAGCGCGAATCCTCGTGGCGGCCACCTGGCCGAGATGGATCACATGGCCGGTGCGCAGCGTGTGCAGGGTGCGGGCGCCATCGTCGGTCAGTACATCATGGAGATAATTCACCATGAAGTTCAACGCGGCCACGGAGTCCGGCGGCTCGGGGCAGATAACGGACCAGAGCGGCGAGTTCGGAGCGGCAACATAGGCCGGGCAGACAGGACAGCGTTCGTCTGAAGTGGGATCGTCGTACCCGGAGGTGCAGAACCTACAAGTGGACATCAGAGAACATAGGACGGACTCCTGCGGCACCTGATGTGCCGCGACAGTCCGAGAGTACTCCGCCATCAGAGCGCTCAGATCCTCGTGGCGTCGTGGCGTCGTGGCGAGGTACGCGGCAAGAGCATCCTGCAACTCCTCGACAATGGCAATGACCATGCGCTTAGACTCACTCGTACGACGAACAGTTGTCATAGATTACTCCTGAATTGGTGAGGTGACGATGTGTCGGACGGCTTCGTGTATGGCCGTACGAGCTGCGATCTGTTGAGGGTATGTCTACCCCTTGCCGGAGCGAGATCGTGGCGTGGTGGCTGAATTTGCCCCGGTGGCGTCGATGTTTGGGGGCGCCAGTGCGTCCAGCTGGGCGCGGGATGCGTTGCTGTCGCGGATCGCGCCAATTGCCTGAAGCACGCGCTTGCGCCGTTCCTCAGTGATCTCGACATAGGCCGGGTTGAACTGGTAGGAACTCGACAGCGCGAACAGGTCTCGTGCGTGTGGGTCCAGAAGGACGGCAAGCGCATTGTCGATGTAATCCACAGGGGATGCGAACCCGCGCTGCTTCTGAGACGCAAACGGGCAGATCCTGCACTTGGCGTCCGCATCACCCTGCGAAGGCGTCAGCGGGGTGAGGAACCCGCAGGTGGTCAGCGCCAGGCACAGTAGGGGTTCGTCCCGAGCTCCAGGCCCGGCAGCTTTGGCAAGTAACTCTGTCGCCCGTGCATCCCCCATCAGATGGACGGCACGAGACATCCCGGCACGCAGGGTAGTGAACAATTCCACGAGGGTCGCGTAGTCGTCGTGGATCGGTTCGATGATGGTCATGCGGTGGGTCGGAGGTTGAGTCATAGATGCTCCTGAGTTGTTGAGTGGTTCAGTGGCCGGGAGGTACGGCACTTTAACGTGTGTATGTTACCTCGTGGCGGGGTGGCTGGGTGGCGGGGTGACCCGGCCGGCGGTGCTGTTGTGAATGTCCTCACGAAGTTGAGGAGGTTGTGTCACTGGGGGGTGACACGCGTAAGTCATTGATTTTATTGTTTATGTCCACGAATTGGCCTCGTGGCGGGGTGGCTGGGTGCGCGTAAGTCATTGATTTATAAGTTTCTGTCCAAATCGTCCAAATCGTCCATGGACATAAAGAGACCCATTTGAAAATCAATTATCACACCAAATAACCGACCAAATATGTCAACTATATAGATATATATATCTATAGACCTATATACAGTATTGGACGATTTGGACGATTTGGACAGAAACTTATAAATCAACAACTTACAAGCGTGCCGTAAAGATGGACAGGCGATGGACGATTTATAACGTATGTATGTTATTGGAGTAAAATCAACCTCCACAACAATACGAAATGCACGTCGCCACGACGCCACGAGGTCACGGGTCATTCACTTGTGCCGTCACCTCGTCCGACGAGTCTAATCGTCCAACAATTCGATGCCGTCCACCCGACCGATTTAACGTACATACGTTAAAATAACATACATACGTTAACCGGATCAGACGCCCCTCAACTTTTCAACGAAGTTATCAGTAACTCCGACGAAAAGTTACTGACTGGGTAGGTGGCCGACAATGCTTAGTGGGATGGATTGTCCCGGCTGTCCCGTGTCGCACGAGGTCGGCGGCTCGCCTGTCGCTTCAGATTCCCAGGGGTTCGCCTGCACCCCACGCCACGACAGGAAGGCGGATTGATTGTGCCGCTTCCTTGCGGCTTGTGAATCATTGGCCGAACACCCGCTCCAGATATTCGGAGTACGCGGGCGTGGTTATCCCGATCTGGACCAGGGCGACGGCGGTACCGCGCAGTTTCTGGTGGACCTCCACCGCGATGTATTGCGGATCTTGCCACCAACTCGGCAGCATCGGCACGAAGCCAATGTGCTCGAAGGTGGATACCTTCCGGACAGACCCATCCGGCTGGGCCTGCTCGACGGAGCGCCGCTCGGTCACGGCACGCAGGGGGAGGACGCCCTTCCGCGTCAGCGCCTCACTCAGCGCCTCACTCAGCGCCACGGTCAGGCCGAAATGGCCCCCAATCATGGCAGCCGGCGCGGCCATCTCATCGACCCAGCCGGCGATGTCGGCAGCCCGATCCTCGAGTGATGGGGGGATATCATACATCGGCGGAATCGTCAGCATCCAGCTGAGATCATCCGGCGCGCGGGTTTCCCAGTCGGCGGGGTCACCCTCAGTCCCGGCCAGCCATTCGCTGTGACCGAGGAACTCGTCGTGCCACTCCACGACGCCCGCCTGGATCTGGGTGTCAGTGGCGCGGTGCTGGGTCAGGTTGATGATCCTCATGTCGTCTCCTCGAATCGGCGATGCAACATTGCATCATCAAACACCCTCGACGAAGGCGCTTGATGATGCGGTCACTTCCCTGTGACCTTGTGGCCGCGTGGCCTAGTGCTTCGTGGCGTTGGCCGCCTCGGCCTCGGCCTCGGCCTCGGCCTTCGCACGGGCGGCGAGGAGTTCGCCGGGCGTGGTGACCTTTTCGTCCTCGGTGCTGAGGTTCTCAGCCTCCAAGAACTCAGCGACAACCGTCGCGAAGCCCAGGGCGACGGACTCTTCGACTTCGCCGCTCTTAGCGGCCTTCATGGCGCGCTGCACCAGCCGCGAGGCGGCCGCGACAAGATCGAATTCCTTGTGGACGCTATCCGCCTTGAAGCTGTCCCATCGGACAGCCTTCGCCTGTTCGAGCAGGGCCTGCGCCGGCTTCGTGCCGGCATCCTTGCGGAAGATGGTCTGCTTGTCCTCACGGGCGAACTCACCCTTCATGAAAACGCTCAGGTACTGGCGCAACTTGGCGCCACCGATCTTCGGCATTGCGTCCACGAGGGAGCACGCCAGCGAGCTGTCGCCGTGGTCCTTGTAGTGTTCGATCACGGCCACGGCCGTTTTCTGGACGTGGTTCACGAACGATGCGCCGCGACGGGATACGGACTGGATCATTTTTTCAATCTCTTTGCGAGTGGCCATTTTGTTTTCCTCTTTCAGGTTCGACGCAACATCGCGCCTTGATGATCTCTCACGGAAAGCCCATCAAGGCGCGCCCTCACAAGGAAGGCGCGCCAGTCAAGCATGCCGGAATTGCGATGTGTCACCGTCAGGCACAGTGTGACCCGTACCTGACGCGCGCGCTGTTAAGCCTACGCCATCGCTCACCGGCATGGCCGATTCGCTTTTTCGGCAGTCTCGACTGTTCAGGCGATGTATGCACATCGCGGCCTTGTCATTTGTGACTGCGCCCGTGGCCCTCACGGGATAGATCGGCGCTGGCATTCAAGGCGTCATCAAGTGTCCTGCATCCGGCATGACGCCGTGGCCTTGTGCGCGGGGCAGTCGGTCGCTATTCAGCTATTCCGCCCCACTCGCGCTCCTTGAGTGTCCCGACGATGGCCTGTGAATCAGGGAGACCTGCCGGCTACATGCGCGCCACCGATGGAAGTCAGCTTGTGCGCCTCAAGTGTAGATCCTGCGTTCCTTGCAACTATAGGGGTCAAGCGGCTAGGACGGGGGGGTGGGGGCGTCGCGCGGTGGCGGGGGGTATCCCCCCTCTTATCTCACCCACGAGGTCACGAGTTGTTTTCATAACATACACACGTTATACTCTCACCCATGACGACGATCACAGAAGACCGTTACATCGCGATCTACGCCATGGAGAGCGCACCCAGCCACCAGGACAAGTCGAAATCCCTGACGTGGTTCACAGCGGGCGTATTCGTTACAGAGTCCGAGGCTGTACTCAACCTCATGACCATGCAAAGCATGGCCTATTTCAAGATCATGAAAGTGCCGCTCCCCGTTGCCACGACGCCAGCCGAGCGAATTACTGACGATGCCATGCCGAAGACCACGTTGGAACGTCTGCCAGGAGGAAACTGATGGCCAAGCAACCCACCGGAAAGAAGCGGATTAACTTCTATGTGCCGGAGAAACACCTCGAAATTGCCGCACAGATGGCGAGGCACCGCGGCATAACCGTGTCAGAACTCCTTCGGTGGTGTATCCTTCAGGGGTTGAGAATTGCCGCCAACGAGGACCGGGTAACCAACCCAAGCAATGAGTAGCCTGACCCCGATATCCATTGATCCGGAGAACCTGAGCTCCCAGCTCGCCTATGATGTGGCGAGCAAACTGCTGACGGTCGACGATATCCTCGTGAAGTATGAACTCACGCGCGAGGAGTTCATGCGGTTGGTGAAAACCGATGAGTTCAAGAAGCTCTATGCCGAGGCGAAGCTGGCCTGGGAAGGAGATGCCAAGGCGCGCATCCAGGCCAAGGCGGCGATGGCGGTGGAGGACTCACTGCTGACCGTCCACAGCATGCTGGTCAACGATATGGTGCCAGCCACGGCGCGGCTTGAAGCCTTCAAACAGCTCAAATCCATCGCTGGGGTCGAGCCCGACAAGAAGGAAACAGGCACCGGCGCCCACGTCGCCATCTCGATCAATCTTGGCGATGCCGGTGGAACGACCATCGAGGCCACGGCGACACCAATAGCCTCCGATGACAGCACCTGATGGCTGGTGATTTCACGTTTGACTACACCCCGCCGCCGACGCTCAGACGCATGATGCTGTCGGACGCCCGGGTGCGGGTGGTGCGTGGCCCAGTGGGTTCGGGCAAGACGACAGCGATGATTATGGAGCTGTTGCGACGTGCCGCGGCGCAGGCACCTGGCCCCGACGGCGTGCGGCGATCCCGTGGCGTCGTGGTGCGCAACACCCTGCCCCAGCTCAAATCCACCTGTCTCGAGTCCATAATGACCCTGCTCGGGCCCATAGCGCGGTACAGGGCCAGTGACCATATCGTGCAGATCCGGGCGGGTGACATTCACTCGGACTGGCTGTTGTTGCCGCTCGACACTGCCGAGAACGTGCAGCGGCTGCTCTCCCTGGAGCTCACCTTCGGCTGGATATCCGAGGTGCGGGAAGTGGACCCGCAGATCGCCATGGACGTGTACTCGCGGCTGGGGCGGTATCCGTCGAAGGCCATCGTGCCGCCGACGTGGTATGGCCTCGTGATGGAGACCAACTCGTTCTCGGAGGACTCGCCGTGGAACGAGCTGCTGGAGCACAACCTGCCTGACAACTGGGAGTATTTCATCCAGCCATCGGGCCTCTCGCCGGAGGCGGAGAACGTGGAGAACCTCCCGCCGGACTACTACAAGGACATGGTGGCGTCCAACACGCCGGAGTGGGTGGAGCAGTACGTCGAGAACAAGGTCACGCCGTCACTCAGTGGCCAGGCGGTCTACAAGGAGTCCTGGGTCGATGACTTCCATACGGCGCGGGGGCTCACCACATCGCCGGGCATGCCGCTCATCGTCGGCATGGACTTCGCCCGGTGGCCGGCCGCGGTCATCACGCAGCTCGACAATCGCGGGTCGCTGCGGGTGTTCAAGGAGCTGGAGCACGAGAACTGCGGCGTGGAGAAATTTGTCGACGAGGACTTGTTGCCGACGCTCATGGAGGACGAACGGTTCCGGTCCAAGTCCATACTGGTCGTGGGCGACCCGTCGGGCGTGAGCCGGGGGGAGATCGGCGAGGAGTCGGTGTTCGACATGCTCAAGCGCAAGGGGTTTTCGGCGGCGCCGGCGATGACCAATAACATCCAGCCGCGCATACGTGCCGTCGAGAAGTACCTGTTGCAGCAGCGCTCGGGCAAGGCGGCACTGCTGGTGGACCGTGACGGATGCCCCAAACTCATACAGGGCTTCCGTGGGGAGTACCGGTACAAGAGAAAACGGGGGTCTGGCGTTATGGATACGAAGCCCGACAAGACGAACCGGCCATTTGCTGACTTGCATGACGCCCTGCAGTACGCCTGCCTGGGTACATCCAAGCAGATACTGGGCCGCGTGATGGTCAGATCGCGCGAGCCGGAGCGTCCGCCGCCCATAGCGAGCTGGACTTGACATGGCCTCGTGGCTACTATAGCTGCGAGCAAACCCACCTGGAGTCACCACCTTGGCCATTTTCACTCCTGTGCAGGGCACGGCAGACGTAGCACTCGATGCCGAGGCCACTCCGCAGCCGGAGCCCATAACCGGGCTGGCGGCGTTTATTCGTGAGCGATTTTCCGAGTTTCGCAACCACCGGGACTCAGAGGGGATCAGCGACAGGCTGGTGTCTTCCCTCAGACAGTACAACGGCGAGTATTCCGAGGACAAGCTGCAGAGTATTCGGCAGTTCGGCGGGTCCGAGGTGTTTGCCCGGCTCACCACGGTGAAGTGTCGCGGCGCCACGGCGTTGCTCCGGGACGTGTTCCTCGGCGCGGAGCGCACGTGGGCGCTGGCGCCGTCACCAGTACCAACTCTGCCGGAGGATGTCCTGCAGTCGGTCGACCAACTCCTGGCCACGGAGATGCTCGCCGCGGCGCAGCAGGGCGTGCAGGTGGACCCGCAGCAGGTGCTCGACAGGCGCGATGCGCTCATAGCCGCTGCCGAGAAGGCTGCCGTGCGTCGGGCCAAGGACGAAGCCCGGGAGGCGGAGACCTACATCGACGACATCCTGCGCGAGGGGGGCTTCTACACGGCACTCAGCGACTTTTTGGTCGACCTGCCCATATTCCCCTACGCCGTGCTCAAGGGCCCCGTAGTGCGGCTAGTGCCGAAAATCAAGTGGGTGAATGGTGCCGTGACCATGCAGCAAGTGCCGCGGATGCACTGGGTTCGGGTATCTCCGGACAATGTGTGGTTCACGCCCGGGGCCGGCACGCTGGAGGATGCCTCCGTCATCGAGCGTATCAAGGTGTCGCGGGCCGAGCTCAACGGGCTCCTGGGCCTGCCCGGCTACTTCGAGGACGCCGTGCGCGCGGTGCTCAACGACTACGACAAGGGACTCACGGACTGGCTCTCGCGCATCGACCAGGAGATGTCGGACCTGCAGGACAAGGAGAGTCCGGTCACCAACACCTCCGAACTCATTGACTCACTGGAGTTTCATGGCCCGGTCAAGGGCTCCTACCTCGTAGAGCTTGGATTCACCAAGGGCCAGGTGCCCGACCCCGACCGCGACTACCACGTGACGGCGTGGCTGATTGGCCGGCACGTCATCAAGGTGCAGATCAACCCCAATCCGCGGGCGGCCAAGCCCTATTACACCACGGCGTTCGAGCAGGTGCCGGGGTCCATCACTGGCCATGGCATCCCGGAAATCATCAACGATGTGCAGGATGTGGCCAACGCCTGCATGCGCTCGATGGTCAACAACATGAGCATCTCCTCCGGCCCGCAGGTGGCCATAAACGAGGATCGGCTCTCGGCATCGACGGACGCCAACTCGCTCTACCCCTGGAAACGCTGGCGGTTTACGTCAGACCCCATGGGCACGGCGGCGCCACCCATCGAGTTCTTCCAGCCCAAGTCCAACGCGGCTGAGTTGCTGGCCATCTACAAGGAGATGCAGAATGTGGCGGACGAGACTTCGGCCATTCCGCGATATGTCACTGGCTCGGAGAAGGTCGGTGGCGCGGCGTCAACGGCGTCCGGCCTGGCCATGCTCATGAACAATGCGTCGAAAGTGCTGCAGAACGTGGCGGCGTCCATCGACCAGAACGTCATCTCGCCGGTCCTGCGTAACCTCTACGACATGCTGATGCTCACCGATGCCTCCGGGCGGTTCCGTGGTGACGAGAACATTATCGTGCGCGGCGTCACCGTGGCGCAGCAGAAGGAGACCAATCGGGCCCGCCGCCTCGAGTTCCTGCAGCTCACGGCCAACCCGCTCGACATGGAGATTATCGGCCCGGCCAACCGGGCGAAAATCCTGTCTTCAATTGCTGAAGACCTGGGCCTTGCCGGTGAGGATATTGTCCGTGATCCTGCAGAGATCGAGCAGGCGCTGGCCAACGCGCAGGAGGCCACGAAGGAAGCCGGCCAGCACATGGCGCAGACTGACCGACCCAAAGATTCCCAACAAGTCCTACTACCAGGAGGTGCTGCTTGATAGACCGATACAAGGCGAGCGAGAAACTACTCAAGGCCATCATCGCGCTGGAGCAGTCAGAGGACTTCCGCGTGGTGCTCACTGAGCTTCTCGCAAGCAATCTGGAGGACGCCACCAATACGGCGCTCTTCCATATTCAACCCGATGTGCGTGAAAGGGCAAGCGGCGAGGCACGATGCCTCACGATGCTCTTGAACACCATCACAACTGCTCGTGAAGAGCTTTCAAAACGTAACTGAGGAATATGCCATGGCACTCCCTGCACAAATCAAGAAACAGGTAAAGAAAGCGAAGAAGATTCATGATGAGGTTTATTCCAATGAACAAGCTGAAAATAGCGATCCGGCTGCTGAACAAACTCCACCGCCCGGCGCGGAAGGGCAGCCTCTGGCCCAGGTTGGTGATGTTGCAGAAGCGCCCGTGGAGGGCGACGGGAATCCCGATGAGCCGGCTGCAGTACCGGACGGCGCGGCTGCCAGTGCCGAAGGACAGACTGCCGGAGATGAGGTTCCGACTGACGGCCAGGGCGAAGAGGTAGATCCGCGCGAGGACGACCCCGAGTTCTGGAAGCACAAGTACTCCGTCCTCGAAGGCAAGTATCGCGCCGAGGTACCGCGCCTGCACGACCAGAACCGAGAGCTCCATGAGCAGCTCAACCGCGTGGAGCAGTTGCTTGCCTCCATGAGCCCGCCCGAGGTCAATGCTCCCGCACCTGTGGAAACGCCGCGGCTGACCGAGGATGACGTTGAAGCCTGGGGCAGTGACATGGTCGACTTCGTGAAGCGCGCAGCCGCCGAGATGGTGGCGGAGCAGATCCAGCCCCTGCGCGAGGAGAACGACCAGCTCAAGGCCATGCTCGGCCAGGTGTCCTCCACCGCGAAGGAGACCGCCCGCGAGGCCATGCTGCGACAGCTGGCTGCGCAAGTGCCTGATTGGGAAGCACAAAATGTTGATCCCGGGTTCCTTGCATGGCTGAATGAACCTGATATATACTCAGGAGTAAGCCGGCGGCAGTTGCTGACCGATGCGTTTGAACAGAACCACACAGCCCGCGTGGTTGCGCTGTTCAAAGGGTACCAAGCTGAGAATCAGCCCACCGCGACTCCAAGTGCTCCGCAGACGGTTGAACAGGAAACACCCCCTCAACCGGTTGTGAATATGGACTCGCTCGTGGCTCCGGGAAAACCGAGTCAGGCTTCTGGAGATGCTGAGCAAGGATCAGCCAAGTACTTCACGCAGCAGGAGATTTCTGCGTTCTATGCGGATGTTCGGTCAGGCAAATATCGCAAGCGACCCGAGTTGAGGCAACAGATCGAGCAGGAAATCTTCGATGCGGTTAATGCGGGCAGAGTGACACCGTAAACCCAACTCGAGAGCACTATCATGGCTTATCCTATTGCAACAACCAAGTACGGCACAGATGTTGCCGCCAATCCGGCTTATTCCGGCACCTTCATTCCGGAGCTGTGGTCCGGCAAGATGATCGAGAAGTTCTACGACGCTACCGTCGTAGGCGCCATCGCCAACACCAATTGGGAAGGCGAGATCAAGAACCACGGCGACAAGGTCATCATCCGCACCAAGCCGACCATCGCCATCAACGCCTATTCGGCCGACCAGTTGCTGGTCTATGAGCGCCCGAGCTCCAACATCGTCGAGCTGCTCATCGACAAAGGCTACTACTGGAACACCATCCTGGATGATGTCATGGAGGTTCAGTCCGACATCGACCAGATGAGCCTATGGGCCGAAGATGCGTCGGAGCAGATGAAGATCAAGATCGACACCGAGTGCCTGGCCTACTTCGTCACCGACGTGAATGCCGCCAACCAGGGCGCCAACGCGGGTCGCATCTCCGGCAACATCAACCTGGGTGCCGCCGGCGCTCCGCTGGAGCTGTCCAAGGATGGTGCTACCACTGGCGAGACCGACATCCTGGATGCCATCATTCGCCTGGGCCAAGTCCTGGACGAGCAGAACATCCCGGAGACCGGTCGCTGGCTGATCCTGCCGGCCTGGGCCAGCGCCATGCTGAAGGCTTCCGACCTGCGTCGGGCCGATGTCATGGGCGACAGCACCTCCGTGTTCCGCAACGGCAACCTGGGCATGCTGGACCGGTTCAATGTGTACTCCTCCAACCTGCTTCCCCAGTCCTCTGGCGAGGTCGGCGGCGAGGCCACGTACATCATGGCCGGCCACTCCCATGGCCTGACTTTCGCCTCGCAGCTCTCCAAGATGGAGACCCTGCGCGGTGAGAGCACCTTCGGGCAGATCATGCGCGGTCTGCAAATCTACGGTCGTAAGGTCGTGGACAACACCGCGCTGACCTACCTGTACGCTCGCAAGTCAACCCTGTAAGCAGCAGCCCTCTTGATGGCCCCTCACGGGGCCATCTTTTTTCAGGAGATTACTATGGCCCGTAGATTACTGCGCAACACCAAGACCGGTGTTGTGTTCGCATACAACCCCATGATGGCTGAACAGCCGAATATGGAGGAGTTCACAGAGATCGAGGCAACGTCTGTCGAGGTCGAGAAAACTGCTCCGAAAAAGAAGGCCGCGAAAAAGAAGGCCGCGAAAAAGAAGGCTGCCCCCGAGGTAGCACCTCTGGAGGCTGACGCCGATCTCATGGCTTCACTGGGAGCCCTGGATGACCTCGATAGCTGATGTTGTCAACGTCGCGCGTGACCTGCTCCAGGACACATTGGAGCCCTATCGCCACGACGACATCAAGCTGGTGCGATATGTAAACTTCGCGCTGGCTGAAGCCCAGCGTGTGCGCCCTGATCTGTTCATTAGGCTGGACCACACGCTCCCCGATATCGACCCATCGGACCTCTCGATGGAGTTCCCCCTGCATCCCATGTATGCCCCGCATGTGGCGATCTACATCGCCGGTATGGTAGAGTTGTCCGATGACGAGTTCTCCACGGATGGCCGCGCTGTAGCGCTGCTGTCACGATTCACTGCGGGGCTGAAGGGAAATGCTTGATATTGCCGAATGGCTCGACGAGCTGCGCACCCTGACTCAGGGCGCCGATGATAACCTGCTGAAGCAGCAGCTCCGCCTCACGGTGCGAGACTTCGCCCGCCGAAGCGTAACCTGGCGGAAGGAATACGCAGATGTGAACGTGCGCGCCGGCAGGTCACGGTATGACTTCTCTCGTATCCAAGGTGGTATTGCACACATCGTCCATAGTGTCATGCTCTCCGGCCGGCCTATACCGCTGTATGACAACCGCCCTGTAACGGGCGCCACGGGGCGCTTTGCCTATGTGGCAGCGCCTGGCATCATCCATCTGAACCCTGAGCCCACAGAGGACATCACGGACGGATTGAGCGTCGTTGTGAGCTACATCCCCACTGGTGACAAGGTACCGGATGAGTTCGTGAACATGTGGTATGACGCCATTGCAGCAGGGGCTGCGGCCCGTCTCAGGGCCATTCCTGACCGTCCGTTCACAAGTTACCCGCTGGCGCAGTTCGACGCCAGGCGATACCGCGCGCTCGTGGCTGAGGCACGCATTGACGCAAACGCGCGGTTCTCGAAGGCCGAGACTGGGTGGGCATTCCCTCGGTGGGCGTAGATGGCGATCAACGAACGAGGCATCAATGAAGTCGCCATCAATGCCGGCGATGAGACGATAGCGCCGCTGGTAGATGCCACCGACTTCGCGGTCGTACCCCCGCGCATCTTCTCTGCAGTGGTGCGGCCGCACGTGCCCCCCGCCAAGGTTCCGAGCAGATCGAGAGCTGCGATGGTACAATCCTACAATCGAACAGTGGTGGTACAGCATGCTTCTGGCTGAATTTGAACAAGGCGCGAATGACTATCTCCAGTATGAGATTGACTATTCTCAGTGGATTCAGGCGGGCGAGGTTTTGACCACATCTGTAGCCACTGTGCAGGATAACACACCAACTCCCCTGCAGGTCTCTACCTTGCTGGACGTATCGGCGTCGAAAGTAAATCTAATCGTCCATGGTGGCGAGCCTGGTGCTTACTATAACATCCTGCTCCTGACTTCTACTGATACCCCACAAACTCAGGAAGATTGCATATCCATGTATATTCGTGAGGTTTGTGCATGATCCAGTTCGCCAACAATTTCCAGGCATCGCTGACGAGTTCGATTGCAGCTGCGGATACAGCCATCCCACTGACAACGACTTCCGGGCTGCCAACTTTGACCGCTGCTAGTCCGCTATATCTAACCTTAGAGACTTCCGACCAGCTTACAAGGGAAATTGTGCGAGTAGAAGAGGTCTCTGGCAATACTATTACTGTTGTTAGGGGACTCGATGGGACTTCACCTTTCGCGTTCCCAATGGGCTCTGTGGCAGAAGTACGACTCCCGCGCATAGCACTGCAGGAGTTCGTGCAAAAAAGCGGGGGTCAGACTATCTCTGGGGATCTCACCCTAGAAGGTACGTTGGATGCTAGTTCTGTTGCTACGGCGGCGCTAAAGGATGCAGCCGGCGCCGTTCGTCTTAATACCACAGACGCTGGTATCTTTGTGACTGGCTCTGCAGGGCATGAAGTACAGATCGGAAACACAGCCACAAAAATCGCCGGCGGCGGTCACCTCGTAGGGATAGCAACCGGCGTCGAATTTTGGCGATGTAATTACGATGCGGATTATTTCCAAGTGAATCGCCTGCTGCGCGCTAATGCCGGCATCTATGCAGTGGAGGATATCACTTCGACGCACCATCTAACTATAGATTCTCGTGGGCAGGCTTCTTCCGCTACCGAGCTCAATTTCTATAACGATTACGCCGGCCCCGGCGGCGCGTGGGACGTCGTCACGCTGGATTCTGACGGCTCGATGCGTATCCGTGCATTCACGGACAATACTGCATCAGTTATCGCCAAACAGTTCAAATTCTTGGCGGATGGGGCGCTAGTAGTCCAGGGCACTGGCAATTTCGGAGACGTGTTGTACGCAACTAAAAATATGCGTATCACAGGAACTTCAACAGGCACTGCGAATAGTTCTTGGCTCGGGTTCTATCAATCCGATGGGAACGCTCGCGATGCCTATATAGGGATAGGCAGTACATCGTCCTACGACCTGTATCTGCACCAGGAGCACTTTGGTGCCAATACGGTCATCCGCGGTTACAACTCCGCGGGTACTTTACGCAGCACAGGTATATTTGGCGGAGATAATGCCCAGGCTTGGCTCTACTACGATGGCACCTTGCGGTTCAACACTACGAGTATTGGTACCTACACTTCTGGAACAGCTGCTATATCTTCTACAGTAGCGCATGTAGGATATCATCAGCATTACGATTATGATGACGGCTATGGATCTGCGAACTATCTGCGTTCTTATTTGCGGGATGGGATTTATTACACCTATGGCGCCGGCAACGCTGTAGATTGGACTCATCGTCTTCAAAAAGGCAACCTGCACGTTGGCTATAGCAAAACCTCCGGCAGCACGTACCTGACGATTGAAGCAGACACAGACAATAACAATGAGTCCGATCATCCAGTCCTTGACTTCAAGCAGGACGGTGCAGGTGTTATATGGCGCCTGCAGATAGGCGGAACCAATGGCAATTCCTTTGCTATCCGCAATACGGTAGGCACAGAACGGAACGTCGAACTGTGGAACCAGGCCGGGACTTCAGCCACCATGCAGCTCAATTCAGAGACTGGCGTGGGCACCGGTGCGGACTGGATCGCCACCTCCGATCGCAGGATCAAGAGCAACATCGAGCGCATTGACCGCGCCCTGCAGCGCTTAAGCGCCGTCACAGGCTGCACCTTCAACAAGCAGGGTGCAGCCCGTCGCATGGCCGGAGTCATCGCCCAGGATGTCGAGGAAGCCTTGCCAGAAGCAGTCGTTGACGGTAATGTGAAGGCTGTATCCGCACAGGCCATGATCGGACTGCTGGTCGAGGCCGTGAAGGAGCTTGAGCAGCGAGTAGAGGCACTGCAATGACCCTACAAACATCCGGCAACATTTCACTGACCGACCTCCAGGGTGAGTTCGGGGGGGCGGCTCCGCTCAAATTGACGGACTACTACGCCGGCGGTGGGCTTGTTCCGGCCGGTGCGACCGACGGCTCAGGCAACCCGATCCCGTCCAGCGGGACGATCAAGCTGACGGATTTTTATGGTGCGGCAAATGTTGGAATAACTCTTTCTGACCATACTGTGTGGCGTGGCATTACAGGCAGCTCTGTCACGGCTGTGTTTACGTTATACTCCGATGGATTGGCTCAGGGCATAGGAACCTCAATCGTAGACTATACCCCGGAGTGGGCTTCCAACCAGCCAAATACCGTCGGTTCGGATTATGAATGTAAGGCAACCCAGGTAAGCGGGGATGCTGTGTCTGGAGATACACTAGGGACATGGTTATCTCTACTTGGTAGCAGATCGTGGTCATTATCGGCCAACGCGCCAGCTGGTACTACTGACAGCAAATCTGGAGTTATATTTGTCGAGATAAGGAGGGCTGGCACAACACAGGTTTTAGCGTCAGCAAATATAACTATACAGGCTACTGCAGAGAATTTGTGATGTCTGCATTCATATTCGCCATGGTAATTATTATTGCCATGGAAATTATCGACTACATACTCAAAAAGCATCGGAGACATTGAATGGCACTCTCATCTGACACTGTCAACAATATCATCAATTTCATGCGCCGTGACGTGAAGGCAAACGGCGACGAGGCGTACATCTACGTGCGTTGCATGGAAGAACTGAAGAGCATGTTGACTCAGCCGGAGCAGACCAATGAGTCTGAGGACGAAGCAGAGTAAATTCGCACGCATGGCCGCGGAGTTGATCCTGGCCATGTTCGCACGAGGCTACGAGGTCACGTTGGGCGATGCCTATCGTGACCCTCGTGTATTTGGCGCAGTGGGCACGAAGAAAGGGTATGGCAATCCGGTATCCTTGCACAAGTCGCGCCTCGCCATTGACATCAATCTGTTCAAGAATGGCAAATACCTGACGACCACCGAGGACCATCGTGAGTTCGGCGAGCTGTGGGAATCCTGGGGCGGGTCGTGGGGTGGACGATTCGATGACGCGAATCACTACAGCCTGGAACACAACGGGAGAAAGTGATGCCGGTTAAGAAGTGCACGAAGGGCGGTAAGCCCGGGTACCAGTACGGGTCACAGAAGTGTTACACCGGTCCAGGAGCCCACAAGAAAGCCGTCAAGCAGGGGCAGGCCATCAAAGCCTCGCAAGCCTGCAAAAAGAGGAAGCCCAAATGATCTCGAAAAAAGTTTTCAACCCACGATCACGACAGCATTGGTTCGGAGTCGCCCTCGGCATTGCCGGTGGGCTCCTGTCCACGCTGCCATCCGTGCGCGAGTTCATCCCGGAGCAGGCATACGGCCCGGCGTTCGTAGCGCTGTCCGTGGCTGTCATCGTACTGCGCAACATCACCAAAACCCCCATTGACCAGCGATGATAAAGAAGATCCTAGCTGACTTCTTCGCTCCGCTCGTGGCGATTATCGCTGCGCTCCTGGCATTGCTGGCTCGTAAAGCTGCAACGGATGCGAAGGAGGAACTGCGCAGGGCAGACGAACAACGGGAGTATGAGCAGGCTGGGTCCGAGGCCATTGTTGATGCGCTGGAGAGAGAACAGGAGATCCGCGATGAGAAGCCTGATCCTGGCCCTCGCGACCATTTCAGTTAGTGCCTGCGCGCCCCGCGTGGAATATGTCACGCCGCACGTCGCGCTGCCGAGCCCACTGGTCTTGCCGAAGGTTTCAGACCCTTCCGCATTGGAGTGTCTCGACGAGGAGACGTACCAAACTTTGAAGCTGCGTGATAAACTTCAGACCAACAGGCGGCTGTTATATCGCCAACTCCTGCTCAACCTGAATGGAGCCAGCAAATGAGTGCACTCTTCACCAACGGAGCCACGACTTCGTTGGCTTCCAATATCCTGAGTACCGAGACCACCCTGGTTGTTGCGACAAATACAGGGTCGAAGTTCCCATCCATTACCGGCTCTGACTACTTCACGATCACTCTCGAGAAGTCCGGCATCGTTGAGCACATGAAGTGCACTGCGCGCTCTGGGGACACTCTGACAGTAGTACGCGGAATTGATGGGTCTACGCCGGTTGATTGGACTGCTGGCGATTTAGTAGAGCTACGGCTGATTTCATCTGTCTTAAATAAGTTTGCTCAGGTAGATTCGCCGACTACGTTTCAGGATGATGTAACAATAAACGGTGCCTTTACTACTTATGGCACAGCGTCGTTTTCTAGCAATATAGCAGTATCTGGTGCCGCTACGTTTGGAGGGACCGTAAGCGTAACGGGGGCCATTACAGGTGATCTGTCTGGGACAGCTTCTAATGCTAATGCTCTTGATGGCCTGGGTTCGACCCAATTCCTTCGATCTGATACTACGGACCACAAAACTGCAGGGAGCCTTGTAGTTGATGATAACGTGAAGCTCGCACTTGGTACCAGTTCGGACTGCTACTTCTCATGGACTGGCTCAGCCCTCGGGCTCACATCAACGTCCACGCATATTTTCGACATCATCCAAAATGGGTCGCTGAGATTTCGGTTTGATGGCGCCCCTGGTGATTTCCACGCCGCCGGCGATGTCATCGCGGTATCAAACTTCACATCATCTGACCCGGCACTCAAGGACAACATCACCACCCTTACCGGCGCGGTAGACCGCATCCGCGCCCTGCGCGGTGTCGGGTTCACCTGGAAGTCCAATGACCGGCCGAGCTACGGTGTGCTGTCCACCGATGTCCGTAAAGTCTTGCCCGATGCCGTGAATCGCATCGCTGGCATCAATGGCTCCCACGACGTGGTCAACTACAACGCGATCATCGCACTACTGGTGGAGGCCGTGAAGGAACTCGCCGATGGCTACGCTGCAGCTTAATCTTTTCTCCGGGGAGATCCCCCGGATGGGCGACACAAAGATACCAGACAACGCAGCAAGCAAGGCTGTAAACAGTCTGCTTTTGTCCGGTGACCTGCGTGCGCTCAAGAACCCCGCGCAGCTCTACTACTTCACAGGGGCCTCTGGCACGGTGAAGTGGGCTTTTTACCTCCCACAGAAAGGCGCTTATACAGAGCGGTGGGTGGGGTTCACGGAGGATCGCGTCGCGTTCCTCAAAGGCCCGCTGACAAACGATGCCTATGACCGGTTCTACCTGACAAAGACAGGTTCAGCTCCGCTGATGACGACTCGTGATCGCATCGAAGCGGGGTCGACCGAGTATCTGCTTGGCACGCCGGGCCCAGCCACGGCGCCCACGGCGACACCAGACGGCTCAGGTACAGGCCAGACCGTGACACGAGCCTACGTCTATACCTGGGTGTCACCATACGGTGAAGAAGGCCCTACATCACCACCAGTCATTGCTACTGGCAAGGATGACGACGTATGGAACCTGTCCGGTTTGGAGACTTCCGTACCTGACGCAGCGCAACGCCCGACGGGATATACGAAGCGCATCTACCGCACTGTGACCACAGTGAATGCGACTGCGCAGTATCATTTCGTGGCGGAGATTGCCGACAGTGCGTCTACCTACGCGGACTCGAACAACACCGCGGAGGTCTCGCTCAACGACTCCTGCGAATCCTTCTACTGGCAACCGCCACCGGCCACCTTGGAGGGGCTGAAGGCGCACCCTGCAGGGTTCCTCGTGGGGTTCACCGGCCGCGATATCTACTTCAGCGAACCGTATCGCCCGCACGCCTGGCCACCGCAATATGCGTACTCGACGGACCAAGATATCGTCGGCCTGGGGGTGTTCGGCAATACTGTCGTCGTTATGACGGAAGGCTATCCCTACCTGCTCAATGGCATCCATCCTGCCACCTTGCGGCCTCAGAAGCACAACGCCTCCATACCGTGCATCTCGCCAGACTCCATTGTGGAGATGCCCTATGGCGTCTACTACGCGGCATCAGACGGTCTGCAGCTGGCCTCAGCCGGCGGTATCATCAACGCCACTGAGCAGTTGCTGACCGTCGATGAGTGGACGCAGGAATACAACCTCACCAGCCTGCGCGCGGCACGGTACAACGACTTCTACATCGGGTTCTACACCAACACGGATGGGTTCATGTTCGCACCGAAGGAGCCGAATGCGACCTTTACCCAGCTCCGCGATGTGTGGGATATCGACGGCATTCAACAAGACCCGATCCTTGGAAAGACCATAGTCCTGAGCAAGAACAATGTGGCTGAATGGTACCCTCCGGACGGCGCAGAGGTGCTTTACACGTGGCGTTCAAAGAAGTTCACCTTGCCGAAGCCGGCAAACTTCGGCGTCGCACGAGTCCAGTACACAGACCTTGATCCACAGGTTACTGATAGCGACCTGCGCTCTGTCTACAACGCTGAGCGCATAACCTACCCCGGGCGGCCCATCGGCGCCGCGGCAATCGGGGTGGCCAAGGTGTACCTTGTAACCTACGCCTCGCTGTATGGATATCGCGCCCCGCTCGGTGGGCCCGTAACCTATGAACTATCCAACAGCAGTTCGCTCACCCTGGCGCTGTATGCCGACGGAGACCTGGTTTTTCAAGGTGCTGTGACCTCGACGGAGGCTTTCCGCCTCCCCTGTGGATACAAGCGGACTCAGTTCGAGGTTGAGATCACCGGCAATGTTCCGGTGAGTTCTGTCAAACTGGCCTCTACTGGCAAGGAGTTGGCAAGGATATGACATCTGCCCGCGACAAATCTCTTGCAGCGCTTGCGCCGCACCGCCCGCGGGTCAGTGCAACCTCGGCGGTGCCTATGCTGGAGGATGCCGCACTGCAACAGTTCCTGGCGTCGTTGGCGCATACACTCGACGTATTGACCAAGGAGCACCCGAACTCCCCGGAGGACTGGGCTGTACTCGTTGGCGATCTGCGACTGGTCTATGACCGCATCGTCGCTATCGAGGAGCGCCTGGACGCAGCCGGCCTATGAATTTCGAGCCTTACCGCCCGCAGATTCACATGGAGTGGGTTGGCAGGATCATCAAGCCTGTCTTCACTTCTGACATGAAGGGCATCATGGCCATACGGGAAGACGGCAGCGTAGCCGGTGGTGTGCTGTTGTACAACTGGTCCTATAGTGGGGTGCAGATGCACTATGGCGCCGAGACCCCGATGGTGTGGCGCGCTGGCCTCCATCTTGAGGTGTTTCGCTACGTCTATCAGGTCTGTGACAAGGTAGTGCTCTCCGGGGCCACGCCAGAGAGCAACCTGCGCGCCAGGAAGTTCCAGCAGCGCATGGGGTTCAAGGAGACAGGTCGCATACCCAATGGTTATAAAGAGGGGGAAGACTATGTTATATTCAGCCAACAGCGGTCTGACTGCAAATATCTGGAGATACTGTAATGGGCGGCAAAAGTGCTCCTGCACCCCCTGATTATACCCCTTTCACCGAGGCTGCCATCGAATCGGCGAAGCTGGCCCGGCAGACCGCTGTAGACCAGCTCGAGTTCTCCAAGCAGCGTTGGGCGGAGCAGCAGGATCTGCTGCGCAAAGTTCTTGACACCCAGCTACCTATCATGCAGCAGCAATTCGAGAATGCGCAGAAGGATCGCACCCGATACGAGACGAAGTTCCAGCCCCTTGAAGACAATCTCATCAAGGAGTTCCAGAGTTACGCATCCCCTGAGCGGGCCAACCTCGAAGCTGGCCGCGCTCAAGCTGGCGTAACGGATGCGTTCCAGGCCCAACGCGCCAACGCCGCGCGCCGCCTTGAGTCGTTCGGCGTGGACCCCAGCCAGACCCGGGCTGCTGCGCTCGACCTCGGGATGCGCGCCACGCAGGCCGCCACGCAGGCCGCGCAGGGCAATGCTGCCAGAACCCGCGTGGAGAATACGGGCCGGGCGCTCCGGGCGGAGTCCATTAACATCGGCCGAGGGCTTCCTTCGCAGGTGGCTGGTTCCTATGGACAGGCCATCGGTGCTGGCACCAACGCCGTAGGCAATTACAACCAGTCCTTCAACGCTAACACGAACTCCCGCGGTATCGCGGCCAACTTCATGAATGCTGGTACAGGGGCCATCAACGCCGGCGCCAGCGCACTGAACCTGGGCTATAACAATGCCCTTGGCGCCGCCAAATATGAGGCGGACAATGGCCTCGGCGCGGCGCTCACGACACTCGGCGGCGCAGCGCTCGGCGGGTGGTCTACAACTTGGGGTGGATAATGCCATGGGATTTGCACAGAACTTCGCAACAGGCTTCGGCGTAGGCCGTGATATAGGCAAGACCGTACAGGCAAACCGCCGCCGCAAGGGCATGGCGGCAGCGCTCAGTGATGTTCAAGAGCCGGCCATCCCCACAGAACAACAGCAGATGCTGAGCGACCAGACTGCAGACTTCGCGCCTGAAGATGCAGCTCAGTACATGCCCACGACTACGGACTGGATTCAGCTGCGCCGCAATGGCGCGAAGAAGATTCTCGATTCGGGTGGGTCGATGGAGGACGTAGTCAAGTTTCAGCAGTACGTCGACCAGACTCAGAAGCAGGGCCTGGAGCAATATGGCACTGCGGCGGCTGTAGCACTGGAGCAGGGCGATCCGGATACCGCAGCGCGATATCTTGAGACGGCTTACTCCTATTTGCCGGATGGTCTCACTGTGAAGGCAACCAACGTGGACGGCCAGTTGTTGGCATTCCCGATGAGTGAAGAGGACGGACAGCTCGTCGCGCAGCCTGTGCCGGTCACTCCGGAATACATCCGCAAGCAATTGCTGGCGCTGACGGACAACAATGCGTTCCTGGCATTCGCCGAGGACAACAAGCGCTGGAAGGAAGACAGCGCTCGCAAGGACAAGACCGCGGCCGCGCAGATCCGCGCCAACGACATACGTGCTGCAGAGACTGAGCAGAAGTTGCGCACACCTGAGTACGGCGTCCTCTCCTCGAAAGGCGCACAACAGGCTGCCTCTGCAGTAGGTTGGAAGACTGCTGACCTCACACGTGAAGCATCCCGGCTTAATGATCTGTTCACGCAGTTCAACGCCGACAACTACGAGAAGTTCACTGGTATCCCGACAACGCTGGCCGATGTCTACGGAGTCGCAGTGGATAGCACAACGAACATGACGCCTGAAGAAAAGCAGGTGTTCGATGCCAACCTGCGAAAGGTTCAGCAGGCGGCATTCGGCATTCTGGAAACCAACCCAGGCATCCCTGCAAATACTGCGTTGCGCGAGGCCGAGGAGCTCGTACGCATCGTCAACAAGGGCAAGGACTACTATGCCAAGTACTTCGCCAAGAACGCGAAGGAAGATCCCGACAGCCCGTCTGGCTACAGCGTGCGCATTGACAAGCGCAAAATCAACTTGCCCGTGTTCCTGGCACCCGATGGCGGTGCTCGCGCGGAGCAGTGGATCAAGCGCAAGAACCTGCCCGCTGGCGCCGTTACCTATCTCAAACGTCCTGCAGCCGGCCTACCGGAATGGTACAAGAAGAAGTACGGCATCAAGGACGACTCGCCGGTAGCCGTGGCCGCACCGCCTGCCGTGGCTCAGCAATCTGCTCTGCCACCCCAAGGCCAGGCCACTGCTGGCCCCGCGCCATCGCAGCAGGCTGCCCTGCCACCCCAAGGCCAGGCCCCGGCTCAGGCTGCGGCATCGCAGGGTGCAGTAACTCCGCCCCCACTCGTAGGAAATTTGTCGCTGCCAACCAGTGCCCTACCGCAACAGGCGGCCGGGTCACCCGGCCTGCAAAACCTGATTCAGCGAGAACAGGGAGTGGTTGATGGCGTCGCTGCTGAGCTCGAGCAATACGTCGATCCGCAGACTGGACAGCTCGACATTCCGTGGCAGCGGGCGAAGGTGCTCGTGACGCAGCTCGCAGGGCTTGATTCGCCTCCTGCTGTCCAGCTTCGCGATAATCTGCTCAACTACATCAAGCAGGCCAGGCAGCAAGGAGTCCGATAATGGCCGAGAAGGCTATCGACTGGACCAGATCCTTCGACAACTTCGCATCTGTCGACGACGCCCCTGTCGCCGGCGAAGACGTGTGGGCGAACACCATCGAGGAATGGGACAGTCAGTATCGGCAGGAGGCTCCGCCCCAGCAGGTAGATGAGGGGATCACCCTGGGCGATGCCGGCACAGCCTACATGCAAGGCTCTGCCGCTGTAGCCGAGGGCATCGGTGGCGCACTCGAGTATGCAGGCCAGGCCACTGGGCTGGACACCCTGCGCGACGTAGGCACCGGGCTCCGGCAGGTGTCCAGCCGTGCACAGCAGCAGTGGGCCGAAGGATTCCAGATCGGCGACACTGAGCTCGGTGGGTATTCCGATGCAGCCCGCGGTGCGCAGGCCAAAAAGTGGTTCACGACCGGCGAAGAGGCCGCATGGAAAGATCCTGCAGCATGGGCCCTCGGAACCACTCAAGCACTGCCGTCACTTGCGTTATCCATCACCCCTGCCGGCATCGCATCGAAGCTCGGTGCATCTGCGAAGACTGTAGCAGGCGTCGCCGCCGGCACAAATGCTGGGCTGGTTGGCGGCGGAGTGCAGGCAAATATCGCTGGCGAGGTCGAGCGCATGACGCCCGAGCAACTGGATCAGATCCCAGGTGTGATGGCCGCGCTTGATGCTGGCATGACCTATGACGAGATCAAGCAGGCCCTGATTGCCGAGGCTACGAAGTATGCTACCCCTCTGGCGGCAGCAGGCGGCGGCATTACGGGCTATGTCGCTGGCCCCATCGAAGCTGCCATTGCCACCAAAGTTGCTCCGCGGGGCGCTACCGGCCTGGCAGAGCAGGTCACTCACGTTGGCAGAGTCCGTGGGACAGCCATGGGCGCCGGTGTCGAAGCGGTGCAGGAAGGTATCGAGAGCGGTCCTGTGGAGACCGGGGCTACAAACCTCGGCCTCGGCCGCCCGCTCACACAGGACATGGCAGAGAATACCGTGCAAGGTATGGCCATTGGCATGGGTACCGGCGGCGCACTTGGGTTCGTATCCCCATCCGCTGTAGAGCCGCCGCAAGCCGACAACACTCCACCAGAGCAAACACCCCCACCTGTTACGGAGCCACCAGCGGATACTACCGGCATGACACCGGAGGAGAAGATCCGTGCCTACAACGAATCCGTAGCAGCGCAGCAGGCGGCAGAGGCCGCCCAGCCAACCCCTGAGCCAGTGGAGTCAGAGCCTACCGGTGCGACTTATCATGCCCCGGAGGATGTGGACTACAAGGCCACGCAGACCGTGATGATCGCGCCGGATGGTCGCGTGGTTACTGGCGAGTCCCTGAACAAGGTGGCGAAGGATCTCGGATTCAAATCCCCGAAGGATGCTGTAGAGCGCGGCAACTGGGCCATTGCGGATCTTACTGGCAGATCCATCGGCGTCCGACATGGAGAGCTCACGGATGCGCAGCGCACGACGATGTCAACGATGCGCGAGAATACCGGCCAGGAGTTGAAGGCTGCCACGTACAAGAATGGCCGGGTGACACGGTACAAGCCGGTGCCTGCAGAAGGACTCAATGTGGTGGAACCCCAGGCAGCGCCAGAGCCTCCGCAAGCTGCGGAACCACAGGCACCCACACAGCCGGAACCTCCTGCTGCATCGAAGGAAGAGATCGCGTTGCGGTCGATCCTTGGGCGAGCGAAGGAGATTGACTCTGCCATCCCGCGCCGCCCGACAAAGGCATTCCGTGAAGCATTCCCGAACTCGGGTGGTGTTATCGAGTCCCGGGCAAAAGTGGCTGATGATGTAGTGTCTGCGCTGATAGCGATGGTTCCGCAGTTCGAGGCCCGCGGTGTTCCAATCCGCGATATGATGCGCAAGACGTTCAAGCCATTGATTGGTGCATCCATCGACAACATCATAGCCGGGCGTGCTCCGATGCCGTCTGAGCAGGTCTACAAGACCATTGGCTCCGGCGCTGCTATGGATGTCGCTGAGAACGTGGACACAGAGGGGGTCGGCACAGAGCAGATGGGCTCAGCCCGCCGCCGTGCCAGTGGCAAGATCACGCACAAGAAGCTGGATCAGTTCTACGCAAACGTCGAGAAACTGCTCGAGGATGTGGCGGGCTATTCGACCGCAACTGAATCGGATTCGGCTTTCGATATATACTCCACCAAGATAGAGAAGCCGGTGAAGGCAGAAGCTCAGCCAGCGAAGAAGGCGAAGCCAGTGGTTAAGAAGGCTGAGCCTACTCCGACGAAGAAGACCACTGAGTCGAAGAAGGTAGAGGAGGCAAAGAAGCGTGCGCAGGAAAAGAAAGCTGCAGCCAGACGAGAGAAGGAGGCAGCCAGAACAGCTGCTGAGGAGTCCCTTGCTGAAGCGAAGCGCAAGGAGAAGGCGAAAGCTGAAGAAGCCGCGCAGACGAGAGCGAAGTACGAAGCCGAGCCTTTTGCCGAGGCTGAACCAACTCTGCCGGCAAATCTCCACGGGGTGATGGTTGAAGTTCCTGCAAAGGTAGAGGGGACTGACGAGATCCACATGATAACGGTACCTGCCAGGGAGGCGCTGGACTATGATGCGAAAAGGATTGCTGTTCTGAAACAAGTCATTGGGTGTTTGCTGAAGTGAGACGGATACCTAAAGCTGCTGTAGAGAAGAAGCGCGAGCCAGAAGCTCAGCAGGCACCCGTGCAGGACATTGCTGCTGCGGTTGCGCAGTCTGTAGCTGAGGCAATGCCGTCGGCCCAGCCACTACATATGGACGTGGATCTGGAACCGGTGCTCGGCATGCTTCAAAAGCTGGAACTGCACCTGGCAATGCAAAACGAAGTGGAGTTGGTAGTGAAGCGAGATCCTAATACGCAGCTCATTTCCTCCTTGATAGTCAAAAGAAATGGTACGGTAAATTGATATGCGCGAATCATCAGCTGTGGACCTTGCAGTACTCCACAAACAGGTAGAGTATCTGGAAAAGGAGCTCAGAGAGAATGAACAGCATTACAAGAAGCAACTGGATCAGATCACACAGGAAACCCGCCGTCGAATTGCGGCGCTCGAGGAGAAGTCCAACCTTCTGGAGTCGCGCATCCGACTTGGTAAAGGGGTTTTTATTGGGATTTTCTTTACCCTTGGTGGTCTTGGGCTTGTTGCTTTTGATAAGGTACGCGCTATTATAACCACATTGAGGAGCCTACTATGAGGTTCGTAGTATTATTTGTTGTGTTGATGACAGTAGCCCATGCAGCAGAGCGCGAGACCTACTACTCAGGCCGCTATTGCAATGCCTGGGGCGGACAACCAACAACGCTGCCGTCCGGTATTCGCCCGGACTGCGAAACCGAGTTCGCCGTTGTCGAATTCGATTGGGCCAAGAGGCCGAAACATTACGAGTGCATCGGCCAGGCTCTGATCTACTCCGCGCAGACCGGAAAACTGCCCGTCTGCGCCTTGTTGTACCGCAACCCATCGGAGCGCGAATTCGCCGACCGCGTTACCGGATACATCCAGCAATCCGGCGTTACCGTGAGAACACTACCAGCAGGGGCAAACCAATGAGCAAAATCATACTAGAAGTCGGTGGGAGAGAACTAGAGCCGATGACTCTTGAGGAGGCGAAGCAGTTGTTTATCGCCTTGCAAGAGCTGTTCGGCGATAAAGGCCCGTCCATTGAGCCGTCTCGTCAGCCGCTCACTCCATACCCGCAGGTGCCAACGCGCGGTCCTTATTGGTATCCGATTATCACCCGCGGCGATTCATCTTCTCTGAGGGCAAACCAATGAGCAAGAAGCCGACCAAGAAATTCAAAGGCGTGTTTACGCATGAGGTGTGGGATTACCGCCTCTCGACCGCCGTGCCGACGATCTACCGCCAGGGCACTTGGCAGGTTGCAATCGAAAGCAAAGGCCCAGCGCGTGAACCGCTCGAAGTCTACGATACAGGCATCCCGGTCGAGCCGGACGATATTCATGACCGGGAAAAAATCGCCGTCTGTTTCGAGTGGCTATACAAGCAGCGCGACAAATATGCGCTCCCTGACATCGAGGAACGCAAGCCCATCGTGCGGGCGCTACGGGAACTTGACCAAAAACGAGCCGAGCTTGAGAAAAGTCTGGAGGAACTGAAATGACTGTCCATCGCTCAACGGCCTACCGCGACGCGAAAGCCAACATCGACATCAGCCAGATCGGTCCATCCGCGCAGGTGCAGGTGCGCTCTGGCGTGAACGCGACTACCGGAGGCCAGGGCACACTGCTCGCCCAGCTCACCGGAGACGCCACAGCCTGGGGTGTAGTGTCCAATGGTGTAGTTACTGTGAACCCGATCACCGAGGACAGCAGCGCTGACGCTACTGGAACCGCCGGCCATTACCAGATCAACACCAGCGCGGGGGTATTCGTCGAATCCGGACTGCTCGACGGCACTGACGGGATGACCATCGACAACGCCAGCATCACCGCCGGCCAGGTGGTGCGCCTCAACGGCCCGTGGACGCGCACGGAGTTCGGAGCGTAACCCGTGACCATCCCCAGCTCAGGCAATCCGATAACTATTGCCATGCGCGCCGGACCCGGCGGGGTGCTTGAGCATGTTCCGCCTACCGGCGACACGACTGCGCCAGTAGTCACCCCACCATCGGATACCGCAATCCAGTTTGCCAATGGCGGCGCGGGGCTGGCGCACAATGACCCGGCGCTGCAATCGTGGTTGTCCCAGGCGTCTGCTGTTGATGAGACGGATGGCGCAGTTACGGTCAGCAACAATCTGACGGCCTACGCCGACCCATTGCCTGCTGGATCAGTAACAATCCAATTCAGCGCGACCGATGCTGCAGGGAACACCGGCACGGCGACGGCAAATCTGACGGTCTCCGAACAAGCCCCCGCAGGGGCGTGGCAGCTCGCTGGAGATGGCGTATCCGCAGACTCGCATTGGGTGGCGGCTAAGATGCCGATGCACCCTGTTTACCCAAGGCCGGATTCAGAGACTCAGGCCCATGCTCGCCATCGCTGGGCGCATCCTGATTTCCGCTACGAGATCCCAATCGGTGTCCAGGGAGGAGCTTGGCCTTTCAAGTATGAAATCATCAATGGGCCATCGGGTGCCACCATTGGCCAGTATTACGGCGATCCTGATTATGGCGTGGTCAAATGGACACCTATCAACGGGGATAGCGGAACCAAAAGTTTCACGGTTCGTGTTACAGACCAAGAGCTGAATACCGTTGATCTGACTTGGACTACCACGATTGACGCCAATCAATTTGTCTTTGTGGATGCCGCCGCAGCATCTACGGGAAGCGGAACAATCACCAGCCCGCTCAAAACGTTTGCGGATTGGTACAAGGGCGATGTTGATGCCACAGACGCCACTTACCATAACAAGATCATCGTATTCCGCAGCGGAAATTACTCTGCCACCGGATCGGCTGCTAACTCAGGGAATGTTCGACTGGAGTCCGCGTATAAGACTATATCGTTTATAGGCTACCCCGATGCAATTGTTAACATTGATTGCTCAACGGCTGTATTTTTCACTGCGGATGGTGGAATGTCAGATCTGTTCGTAGGGAATCTCCGATTCAACAACGCTCGAGCAGATGTCGCCAATTCGCATTTTTGGTGGATAGGTAGCACTCCAGAGCGCGTCACCTTCTGGAATAATGTTTTCGACTCACTGGGCAATGGCACATCAGGAGGTGACAATCCTTGTGGCATTTTCATGTCCGATACTAGCACAGACAAAAATAATTTCCTTATTAAAGGTAATACTTTCCAGAACTTTACGAATGACGGCCCGAACGGCTCGTTCGTAGATATGTACCGTGTTTATTATGTACTGATTGAAGAAAATCTGATGCAAAATAGTACGCCCGAATACGGACTGTGGGCAAAAGTCACTAAGGCCTATGTAACAATCCGCGCCAACATGCTGGAGAATGTACGCGCCGGAATCAATCTATGGTATGGGGATGCCGCACCTGGTACTCCGCACGACCATGAGGTGTGTTGGAACAAGGTGACAATAGACCCGGTCTGGGGCACAAATACCAGGACTTTCTTAGTCATGGGAGACGCACCTAGTTCTATAAACTCTGGCCACTATAATACATTTATATATAGAAATACCTTTGTTGGTGGGGCCTCAACAACACAATCTGTAGGCGACGACCCATATTATACAGATGGGAATGTTATTATTAGTAACAACTTGAGGGTTTGGAGAACAAATGAGCAGAAAACAGATATCCCAAATTTGACAGGCGGCATGAACTCTGGAATAACCGATAGCGTTGGCAACCTTTCAGGCAATAGTCGTAGAGAATTTTACGGTATAGTCGGCCATGAAATAAGTGACTCTTATACACTCAGACCTAAACCACCGGCCATAACCGTTAAATGACAATACACTACACCTTGAGGTTGCTATGTAAGGCGCTGGCCATCGAGATTGATACCTCGCTGCCCAGTGCCCGACTGGTTCGGGTATTTGAGCAACTGAAGGCAGAGCGCGGCTTGCCGGATGTGCTGCGCACCGACAACAGCCCGGAGTTTCTTGGTGAATGCTTTACCCGCTGGTGCCATGAAAACGGGGTGATGATCGACTACATCGAACCAGGCAAACCGAATCAGAATGCTTACATAGAGCGGTTCAACCGCAGCTACCGGACCGAGGTGCTCGATACCTGGCTATTCAGGGATCTTGATGAAGTCAGGGAGATCACCTGGGCCTGGATGCTCGAATACAACGAGGAACGAGATCACGACAGCCTCGACGGGATGACACCCATTGAGGCCCTTGAAAACGCCAAAGTCTCTACTTTTGAACTGTCCACTTGACGGGGAAGCTTACGTCTACAGCAGAAGCTGTACCTGCGGAGGCAGACCTTTCTTTTCGGTATCCACCCGACTCAGGCAGTTCAATACCCGCTCCGGTGCGATGCCCGAGGCCACCAGTTGCTTCTTGACCCAGGCGGCTCGTTGTTCGGCTAGGTCGAACAAGGATTGCTTGAGTTTTTCGTCGTCGGCAGGCGGGGTTTTCTTCTCTTTTGCGGCCTGCTCCTTCCGCCGTTGCAGCAGGGCCTCCCGGTCGCTGGTCGAGGCCAGTCCACAGGCCTTGATCTTCAGACCGGGTCGCTTCTTCATCAGCTCGATGACCTTGTTCAACAGCGCCTGCTGGCCTTCGGCCAGCTCCAGGCTGCCGGGCTGGAAGGTCA